GCTAGGGCCATTTAGAACATATGTTCGAATGCGTTATGTCAATAGAACATTTGTTCCACTATTATGTCAATAGAACGCCTGTTCTATAGAACATATGTTCAGTTGACATAATGTAACTTGACATAACGGATGAGGCGCCCCAGCTTCATGTTCCCCCATTCCTATCCATGAGGCTCATCCTGGGGCATTCTGGGATAGAGCCTCATGGGGGAAAAGCGGCATTCCTGGAGAGCTTTGAGCATTTACTATCCTGTGTCGCATCCCACATCCCGAATGCTCAGAGCTACAGCATGTGACAAAAGCTCGATGAGCTTAGAGCTTTTGCAATTTACTACAGGAGGCAACATGAACCCCAGAGTCGGAATTGAGGTCTTCACGCTCACATCCCAAGGGCCAGCTATGCATTTCTCCGAAGTGCTTGGCATGGTCTGTCAGCCAGGCATTCAAGCAACTGTCTGGTGTGAAAGGGATGGCTGGAAGGTCCTTCTCCATGGTGTTATCGACTACGGCCATTGGCACGATAGCATCATGGGTCCGTTTCCCAATCGTCCAACTGCTATCATGGCTGCACTAAAGCGATTAGATGAAATATGCGACATGTATGATATAGAGAAATGAGCTCTGCCGTCGCCATCGTCTAACTGGATAGGACATGGCCCTTTCAAGGCCAGAATGCGGGTTCGAGTCCCGCTGGCGACATGATAACTCTCTGGGAGGCATTATGAGCTCCCACGACATTTCAGAAAAAAGAATAATGATAACGAGAGACAACGATGTCTCTGTGGCTGGCTATGGCATCCGCAGTCTTGGTGCTCATGTGGCGCCGTGGACTGCGGATTGTTTTTATATTCTAATGACCAAGAGAAGGCCATGGTGCTCTTGGTCACAATGTCCACGGGAGGTGTGACATGCAGTGGTATCGGGTAGATGGTTTCCGCTACGAGATGGCTATGCGTCATCTCGTAGGGAAGACAATGGCGAGGCGACTCCAATGGTTCGCCTCGGACTACCAGGACGACGACATTCTAAGAGTCCTGGTAGATGATGTCCGCTACGACTGGAAGGCTGGCATTGCACTATTCTCCGTAGATGTTGACGGTACTCCAATTCGTGCCGCCCTCCGCATTGCACCTATGCTAGACGCATGGGTGCTGGCGGCAAACTCAATGGTCGCCAAGTTCGCCGCATGGCAGCTTGGCGGGCATGTGGTTGGTATAGATGAGCCTGTCTACACCAATGCCAAGAAAGGTGAGAATGCTCGCAAGCGTCTAGCTCATGACATTCTTGTCGCGGCCATCACCCTCTCCCATACAGCATGGGTATGGGAAGGGCTAGTAGATGACGACAAAGTTCTAGCATTGTTCAAGTTTCTTCTCCACAATCCAGAAGGAACGAAGAATGTAGAGACCTTGGAGGAATTAGCAAAGTGGATGGACGAGGACCGATACATTCGGCCTGGCTACCCATTCGCTGAGCTAGTCCGTGAAGACAATTCATACGTCTATACGACATGCTCATATAGACGAATTGTCTACACGCCAGATGAGCACAGGCTTGAGCTTCATGCTCACGAGTCACGCAATCTGCGTGACCTCATCACAGAGCAGTTCGGCATGAAGCCTGTTCTGCTCGTTGTCAAATGAGTCCGCCCTGGGGAATGGGCGCTTATCGCTCATTCCCTCTAGCAACAATCTTGGAGGTACACTATGCAATGCTACAAGGTCCGCAATCCACGGTTCGGTAGTGCGATGTACCGCACCTATGGCGAATTTGTCACCAAGAGGCTTCTGCATCATCCCAAAGAGACTAATGTAGACGAGCTAGAAGATCGTGCTTGGCTGCACCGATCAGTCGTCGGGTACAATGCAGAAGCTCGACTGGCTGCCATTTGGACGCGCTCACCAGATGATGATGTCTGGTGTGTGTACCGATTAGCACCAGTCTTTGAAGCATGGGTAGGAACCAAGGCAGATCCGCTTGGCTTGCCAATCTGCCGAGACGCTGCGCGAGCCATCGGCGACGACATAATTGGCGTCGACAAGGCATCGTTCGGCACTCTCGAATGCTCCGAGCGGGCCATTCGACTCCTGGCAGAGCATTCGCTTGAGCTTGCCAATGAGTATCAGTCATTGGCTTGGGCGTTTGATGTCAGCGAGTACGAAATGGTTTGCTTCGCAAAAAAGATCTGCGCTGTCGACACCATTCTCTCCTCAGAATTCATCTTGAGCTTTGAGGAATTAAAGAAGTGGTACCCCGATATTCGCATCCAAGGAGAATACGTAACCATTCCTAATTGTCCTCGTGTCATCTGTGCGCCCTCGGAGCATCTGCTATACGTCTGGCCTGGCCATGAGACGAGCCTTGCAAATGCGTTGGCACACTCATTCAAGTGTAAGCCAATCCTTATCAAAACAGAAATTGCAAAGGAGATAAACCATGGCTGAACAAAAGAATTGGCTGAACTATTTTCGGGATGCAGCGGTTGCTCTCGATGATATCGAGCAAGCAATCGCGCACAGCGACAATCACGCTTTCGTGGATTGTGCTTTCTGCTCTGTAGCATCTTTCTATTGCTACGAGCATTCCGCACTCGGCATCGCGCTGAAGATAGCCGATGCCATACGGAAGGGCGATCGAGGCTTGCTGGAGGATGCACTCCAGCAAGCCAAAGAATGTTTCCTAGAGTGGACCATTGTCTAGAAAGGAGCAAAATGAACAGAAAAGCGATGATCCTGTACAGCGAGGAAGCCATGAGTGTCTGTGACAAGATTACAGAGGCTATGCACAATCTCGAGGACGATAGCGCAGTTAGCGATGCTTTCAGCGCTATCGCATCGTTCTACGAGTTTGATCCTCGCGCTGCTGATGTCGCCCTCAAGATAGCATCTGCGATACTTGAGCGCGACAATGTCAAATTGTCGGTAGCATTAGCCTACGCTAGTGCTAAATTCTATGAGTGGGCCATGTCCGTAAACTGGCCATGGACCTACGTCATGATCCACAAGGGGGTAGCATTGTGAAAGCATACGTGTTTTTCCACATCTCTTCCGACGGCCTGCTAGATGGTAGAGCCTACAAGGCATCTATCCCCAAAGAGAAGAGGGACCATCTAGCAGAGAAACACAATGGGTTCTGGGAGCTCCATGATGTCCCGAGCTTCGACGACATGGTGGAGCAAATGATGGATGGCGTTTGCGAAACGCCGGACGGATGCTGGGTAGAACCGGATGGCCATTGCCCACATGGCTATCCGGCTTGGCCATTGATCTTGGGGCTAATCTAAGAAAGGAGCAAGATGCCAGGAGAAAGCGAATGGTATTGGTATCGTGTCGAGACATTTACGCTGTCAGATGATGTCCCCATACAGCCCTGCGACATGCCGATACAGCATCGCGACGGTACGTCATTCCAAGCGGGGATACGAGCATCTGTCTACTACTCACGTGGCGGATGGCGAGGGTTCCTGCATGGCGTCGATGAAAATGGTGATGCCTGGGAGGGAATTGAGATAGGGCCATTCAGAAGCCGCTTGGCATGCATAAGGGCCCTTCTCAATTACTACGACGAGCATGAGAAGGAGGACGAGCGATGGATTGTGACTACGTGATGACTGTCCGAGAATTGGCAAAGTACCTTCGAGATGAAGCTATCGCGCTTCATCTCAGAAAAACGCAATTGCGCTGCGCTCTGGATGACCTTCGGGTCATCCAGAGAACAAAAGATCCAAAGAAACGCTGGAAAGCATGTTCAAGCCTTACACGCATCCTACGTCGGTGGGAATACGAAAACTTGGCAGATGGTATCCCCGCCGACGATTGGTACATACCTAGTTTCAGATGAGAAAGGAGCAAAATGGAAAAGTTTCTGGGATGGGCCAACAAAGAGACATGGGCGCTTAACCTCTGGATTGAGGAATGTATCCAAGAGATGCTGCAAGAGATGGAGAATGAGGGGCAGAAACTCGATGAGTTTACGCTTGCCGACAGCATCTGCAATTTCGTCGAGGATTGGGTTTTTGACCTGATCAGCCAAATTCCCGAAGACAGCGGCATTGTCACTGACCTGACCAATCGTGCGCTAGGGCGCGTCGATTGGTACCAGCTAGCACGACATGCGCTGGAGGTCTACGATGAGAACCTACCGCGCTGCGCAGATGGTCTCGGAGCAACAAATGTCAAAAGAGGAGGCATGGAATGAGCTATGGTGTAATCAAATGGAGTCGTACACATAGAGACATCTATGTGTACGTACAAGATGAGAAGGCTTGGGTGAAGGCATATTGCGATTTACCAGAAGGTCTTGATCGCTGTCTTTCTGGGCGCATCCTAGGCAGGGGGGCAAAATTCACCTACCGCACTGGACATGTGCCCAAGCGTATCAAACAAGAGATTGATGCGAACCTAGCATTCTGGAGGGAGCAAAATGATTCACGACGATGAAATCTCCGTGCGCTACAACATCGTTACCGTGTTCAACAAAGACGATTGGGAAAACTGTCCATTGCGAACAGAGGAGAGCGATTCCTCCCCGTTCGGATCAAAGCACTTCATCCCAATGTGGATGGTGAAGCTCCAAAATCTAACGGAGCAGATGCCCATCGGAATCCCAAAGTACAATGCCCTCGAAATATATGGGATCGAGCCCCTTATCGTGAGCATCGGAACAGAGCTTAACCATCTAGGGCTTGTGGGTGACATCGCACCTGAAGCGTTTCGTGCTGCCATCGAGGCGATAGCAAATGCTGCTGACGCCGATGACTGGACATACTACGAATGGAAAGATATGCTTCTAATCGTCCGCTATCCATTGGAGGTAAAATGAGCAGGCTAAAGCGATCATACGAGTACGTGGGCATTCTGAAGAAGTGCATCTTGCCGGCCAATGCTGGATACAAAGGACCGGAATGCGAATTCTGGAACGACGGCGATTGGCGACCATACGGAGATTGGAGGATTTCTAAGCCAATCGCCGAAGAGAATTTCGAGAGAGTAGCCCCTTTTGCAACCATTCAAAAGGCGTTGTGCATCCGCGGGATAAAAGATTTCCTGGAAGTCATTAGGCCAAAGATACTGCGCATGACAACAGTCGAGGCAATCACCGAGATACTTTACAGCATTGGCCTAGACTGGGTATGGTACTCAGATGCCGACGCGCTTATTATCATGCCACCGGAACCACACATGTATGGCGCGCTACGGCGATTAAACAGACAATTGCTAGAAGAGGAGGAATGAGAGATGAGGGTGTATGATGTTTTTACGCTGTGGGATGGAGAGAAGCTCACGATCGAACCATCCCGTTCTCTAATTCTCTCTAGACTATTCGAGATGTGGCAAGCGGAGTTTGCCGAAGGCATGGCGAAAGTCAAAGAGATGATCGCCAAGGGCGAACCGATACCTATCGAAAAGGTGAGCAATCTGCTGCCTACCTACATCGAAAGCGACTTTAGTAACACCATCTTTCGTTACTGGTATCATGGTGCTGTGCGCTGTGCGCAATGCTATGTACCAGTAGATGAGAAGCGGCTGATGCATCTTCTCGGCGAGGCCTCCATCCCGCCGAGCTTTATCCCAATTGAGATAAGCGACGATGAAGTAAATCACATCTATTTTGCGGAGGGGGATGATGAGCAAGACTAATTACTATTTTGCGACTATCGTGTTCGATGGTAACGACTATTATGCATGTAAGGATCCTGACGAGGGATTGCGAAAGCTTTGGGAATGCTGGTGCAAAGATGCGGAAGTAACATTGGAGGTATTCAAAAAAACTGTCATCGACGAATATGGCATTGGCAACCTTGGCGACATGGGCATCTATCTGCCAACATTACCAGTCACGGGAACCCTGGGAGAAATCTACTACTTGGTCAAATGCTATCGCAAAAGAAAATGGGTGAAGCCTGACGATCTGGTAGATGAAGATCTCCTGCAGAGAGCATGTGAAAACTCGGGGTACCAGCCAGAAGATGTTGTAACGTCAGGAGATGTAGTGGAGGAGAAAGATGAATGACTTGGTGTTTATGCTGTCATTCACGCTGGCTATTCTCATTGGCCTATGGGTCTGTACAAAAACATCAGAATAAAGCATGTATCTTTGCGCAAAGATACATGGGAAGGGGGATATGCATTGCTATACCTGAATATCGTTATATTCACCATTGGAATGCTGAGGCTGATTAGAAACGCCTGGATAATGGCAAGGAGGAAACAGCGATGAGAGAAGCTACAGAAAAGCAATTGGCCTATATCAACGATCTAGTTGAGCGCATTAAGCGCCAAGCGGATCTCTACCGTGACGCATTCCCAACTGTTGCGGAATTCGTTGACCAGTTCGATCTACAGACAGAGGACATGACGCGCCAAGACGCGTCGGAGACCATTGATATTTTGAAACGATGGGGCGAGGGGGCACATCCTAGCATAGACGACCGTATTGCAGCGACCATCTATGCCGAGGATGCAATGGACGCAATAAAGCGCATTGCTCAAAGCCTCATCGACAAGCGACCACATGCTATAACCAAGTATTGTCCACAATTCGTGGAGCTAATTCGTCGCAAGCTTGGCATCTAGGAGAGACGAGATGAATATCAGTGTCCTGTTTGACATGATCGAGCGCGGCGTAGAAATCGAAAAGCTCTGGAACATCCGCCGCATAAAACACAATGATCTGGTGCTACTGCACTACACCAGGAATGCGGTGATAGAGGATAAATGGCCTTGGGTAGAGCGTATCTGCCGTGGCCTTATTCTCAATCCAAGCACGAGAGAGATTGTCGCGCTACCATTCGAAAAGTTTTTCAACTGGAATCAAGGGGGGCGGGTCACATCCGCCCCCCTTCGGGAAGTGACCACAAAGATGGACGGCTCCCTGGGCATCTTGTATCGCGAGAATGGCGAACACAAGATTGCGACAAAGCAGTCGTTTACATCCGACCAAGCACTATGGGCAACCGAATGGCTCAACAAGCACGTGGATGTATCCAAGATCCCCGACAATCTAACGCTGCTATTCGAGATTATCTATCCAGAAAACCGAATAGTAGTAGATTACAAGGGAAAAAGCGAATTGGTGCTAATAGGCTGCATTGATCGCTTTACGGGACAGGACTACTGGATGACAGAGTTTCTGCCATTAGCCAAGGAGCTGAATCTGTCTACGCCTAAAATGTGGTTCTTCCGTAACATCGATGAGCTCATCGATGCGACCAGAGAGATAGAAGCTGCGGAGATGGAAGGCTTTGTAGCAAGATTCAAGGACGGCCAACGATTCAAGTTCAAGGGCGATGACTATCTTAGAGTCCATCGTATGCTCTACAATATGTCGCCCAAGCGCATCTACCAGTATATGCTGGATGGTTCTTTACCCGACTACATCGAGGGAATACCAGACGAATTCTTGCCCCGTATTTTGTCCATCGTATCGCGTATAGAGAATCATGCCCTCGAGGTTGTCTCTGAATGCACGAAAGCCAACATTGCGTCAGAGCTTGACCAAGATCGCGCAAGCTTCGCACAATGGGTTGTGAAGAATATCCCTAAGCGCGCAATGCCCGTCGCGTTTGCCATGTACGATGGCAAGGACACATGGCCTATAGCCTTGCGCGCCATCAGGGATAAGGTGAAAGAGATCAAGTAACTACAAAGCTAGCATTACAAGAGAGGGCGCCGATGTGGCGCCCTCTCTTTTTTTGCACAAAAGTATCGGAAAACGTTAAAGTTTTTTTCAGCATCGTCACGGCTCAAGGAATTGCTTGCACATATCGTGAGTAGACCACCAATGCCACAAACCGAGTTGTCGCATGGCATACGCGGCCGTTTTTGCAGATTCGATCGGGTTCCATCTTAACTCTGGCGATGGGTCCTCGCCCATCTTCTCTCTAACGAATCTCCACGAGTCCTCATGCCACTGGAGCAATCCAATAGCTTCGCCCTCATCGCCAACAGCAGCAGGATCGCCTGCCGACTCATGATATATTATGCATTCCATATACTGCTCTGACACATCATATTGCCTAGCTATCGCAAGAATCGCCAAAACCAAGAATGTCTCTAGCATAATCCGCCCCCCACGTTATAATTCATCCATATTGTCTCATGCCTTTTTTGGTCCTTCAATGCGCCCTTTCCTAGGTTTTTCGTCAATGTGGTATGCGCGATAACGAAACATGTAGTCTCGAACACCATCTTTGTCCAACCCGCATCGACCAATCCATCGTATAGCTCATTGTCATAGCCACTCAGCAGAATCTTGCCCTCCGCTTTCAGGATCCGCTCAATCAAATCCTCATGGTCTTGCATAGTCAGCTCATGCGCATACTTACCGGCCCGACGAGTAGATGGAACATAAGGCGGATCAAGATAGAAAAAAGCATCAGGAGAGTCATACTTATCCATGATAACACGCCAATCAGCATTCTCAACTATCACGTTTTTGAATCGCTCGTGTACATCTACCATGCCAGCTAGCGCAGACATCCAGGACGCACAACGCTGAGCCATGTTGTTGGACGTGGAATTTACCGAAAAGCCCCATGCCTCAGCGAACAATCCGCCAAAAGACAATCTCGCGACGACAAACCATTTATACGCCCGTATGACATCATCCTTCTCATCTTGCCATGTGTCTCGGCATACCATGTATTCTTCACGAGACACTAATGTAAGCACAGCCATTCGGTAGAATCTCTTAAACTTCTCCTCATCTTTTATAACCCTAAAGAAATTAGCAAGCCCTGCGTCAATGTCGTTATATACCTCAATCGGCGCAGGGTCCTTTCTCAACAGCATGCTAGCGCCACCGCCAAATGGCTCTATATACGCTTTATGATGTGGTACCAAGGGTAGCAATTTGCCGACAAGAAAATGCTTTCCTCCTAACCATGTGAAAGGCTTCGTTATACTTCGTGGCATTCATTTTCCCCTCTAGATTATCTTGATGGAATGAGCGTAGTTGACAAAGATGACAGGGGCAACCACGTCCTCTATGATTATACAATGCCACCCATGATCCTGCAACTTATCGCGGATGCCGTTAGTCCCAACAACCATTGCCATCCCTTTTATCGCATCCGCTCTCTCTATAAACTCATCTACCTCCTCTGGTAACATGCCAGCACAATAGTCAGCCAAGAAATTGCAATAGAAGAATGTGTGGGGCCTGTCGTAAATGTCGAATATCTTCCTCCAATCGTAGTGCTCGATCTGCACTCGAAGCATGCGCGCATACAATTGCTCCAGCCCGTCTACATCCTCTAACCATTTGGACCCATGTCCACGAACATTATGGATGATTCTTTGCACATGCTTATGTGAGCGGTACACATTGCTATCATCTAGCACCGATCTGACCCTGCTGAACCATTCATGCAGGCGCACGTAAAAAGCCCAATCCTGGGTCCCTTCCTCATCCTGGGACTCGCTCCCCATAAATGAATCGGGAAAATTCGCAATTCTCGAAAAGCTTTGAAGTTTTACTACATTTCGCAAAACCTCAAAGAGCTTTATCAAATTACTATCTATGTCATTATAGACCTCCACTTGGGAAGGAGGCTTTGTAAAAAGCAAAGCCCCCGCCGAACCAAACATCTCGACGTATATCTTGTGCTCTGGTATATACTTTAAAAGCTCTTGGTTAAAGACCCGCATATTATTCGCTATCATCCGTCAGATCCTCTGCGCCAAAGAGATACATACTAGGCGTTACATCCTGAAGGTTGCCCTTGAGAACATTTTGCTTGATCTCATTAATCCATTTCTCGTGCCACTCGATCATCGAGAAATGCCACTCGGTCGCCCTCTTGGCGATAAGACGACGAAGGCTCGGATATTGCCGATCCAGCTCCTCAATTCGTCTTATCAGCTCTTTGTCATTGTACGCCAGCTGAAGCCCATCCAAGAGTCCCGAAAACAAAGCATCGAAATCCCACCCAAAAAGCCAACCGAACCAAGTCATCAGCGGGATCTCGCCTTCTACCTTAGATCCTGTATCGTAGACATTAAAGCATAAGACTAGCTTAGCCACCATGTCTGATTCTTCTAACAATAAGTACCAGCAATTTTCATCGCTATCCTTGGGCCATAGGCTCTCAAAGCATTTAACATACATATCATGAGGGTAGTTTCCCTTACACGTCATGTCGCGCCCAACATACTTATACCACCAAACCTTGAAATCGGTAGGCTTGTACCAGAAGTTAGGCATTGGATCCTCCGCCCGACACCAAGGACACTCGTCTCTTTGGCACCAACAGTAAGGATGCATCATAAATACATCCGTCTCATACTCGGCGCCATAACATGCGCTGTGTAGATCGTGTCGTCCCTCTTTTAGAAAGATTTGCTCCGTCAGCTGGTACAAAATGCCACTAATTTGCTTTTCCATTACTTTTCCTCCATGTATCCAATAGCTCGTCTATGCGATCTTCGTCGTACCCTTCTTGTCGCAAATCAGACAACAGCGCCGTAACTGAGTTCCTCAGCTCTCTGGCATTGGCCGCAGACTTCATTTCGTACCACCTTAGAGCAGCAATAATAAGTCGTCGCACATCATCCACAAGAGTCTCGCTCATTTACGCCTCCTAGCTCAGAATAGCTTTCTCTGTATCTCATAGTTCATCCACACACACTCTGTGCGCCGCTGATGACTAGCAGAACCCGCGCCCCGCAATCCAGTAGCACGAGTGCGCCCAGCCGCGACACAAGCGACATCGAATTGTCGCTTGCTCCATCCTGCATCTTCAAGTGGCTTGTAGATAGGATGATCGTATCCACTCAGCATGACCTTGCCCTTGAGTCTTAAGGCTTCAGCCACTAGCTCTTTATGATCATCATTCGTCATTTCGTATCTATACCCACCACTACGCCTGGTGCTCAAGATATATGGGGGATCACAATAAAAGAATGTATCTTCAGTGTCGTATATTTCTAAAATTTTCCTCCAATCATAATGCTCTATTTGAACTCTTATAATTCTTTTGTGAATCTCTGGCAATTTGTCAATACCAGAGAGCCATCGCCAACAGGGCTGAGCCATACCATTCACGGACGCCGTAACTGCAAAGCTCCACCCCCCTTTCGAAAAATCGCCACTAAAGCCCATTCTCGCTACAACGTACCACCTATACGCTCTCTCAACATCATCCTCAATGCTTTCCCATGTATCTCGGCAGAAGTAATACTCCTCTCTAGAGTAGGGCGTCAACGACACAAGCCTATGGAATTGCTTAAACTTCTTTTCATCGCGTATCACTCGAAAGAAGTTTACCAGGCCACCGTCGATGTCATTGTACACCTCAACGGGAGATGGCGCCTTAGCAAACAACAGCATAGCCCCACCACCAAATACCTCGACATAGGTATGATGATCGGGAATAAGCGGGAGGAGTTTATTCGCAAGATGATACTTGCCCCCGAACCATCGAAGTGGCGCTAGCCTTCCCATGCTCATCGCTTCCTCTTCCCATCCTCAACACCTAGACGATAACCAGCATTCCAGCCACTGTCATATCCTAAATCATAGATTATCCCCTCTCTTTCACATTTAATGAGATCCGAGAAGTCATCGAGCCACACCGGCGATAGATCATCCTCCATAATCAATCTTGTACAACGCGGACAGCGCTCTGCCGGCAATCCGCCTCGTCCCAAATACACATTTATCCATGCTTTGCCGTTCCAGATTCTGTTTTCCCAGATCGGCTCGCCACAACTATGATACTTCAACATTATTCCACTCCTCTTCTCCAATTCTTATTAGCCAACTCACTAATAGCTTCCGACCAAAATGGTACCGGCCTATCTGCTACCCAACTACCCCTTGCTTGGCATTTGATCCCAGACTCTTCCATCCAAGACACGCCCCGTGCTCTTTTTGTTCACTCCACCCCATTGCTTGAAGAAAAACGGAATCCCTGCCTCTAGGCACTTGTCACGAATTTCTCTCACCCAGCCGATGTCCATAGGTCTAGCATTGGGGCCAGACTCCCCACCAACAATAACCCAATCAATCCCCTCTAAATCCAAACGCGGAAGCGGGCCAAGTAATGGCTCTAACGATAAGAACTTGATCTTGGCCTCAGTCTTTCGCAAGTCATCTACGCGAAACAAGTAATCCTCATTTTCCACCGACACCCCCATCCAGATGTTTTCCGCCCAATCCAGCTTCTGAGCAAGCTCCGCCAAGCGCCCAGAGCGCTTGGTAAGAATCTGAAACGTATGCCACGAAGCCTTGTGCATGATCGCAAAAACACTCTGAATAAACCACTCAGGAACATCCTCATGAAAGAGATCGCTCATAGAGTTTACAAATACCATTCTAGGCTTCCGCCAGCGCAAAGGGCGGTCCAAGAGGTTACTGTGGATGCTCAGCTCAAAGCCGCGCTCATAGCCAGGTACTCCCATCGCCTTAAGCCTCTTGGCGATTCGCTCTGCATAGCAATGCTTACAACCTGGGCTAACCTTGGTACAGCCCATAGTCGGATTCCATGTAGCGTCTGTCCATTCGATCTTTGATTTCCCCGCCATTATCTCGCTTTTCCTTTCAGCTCGCCAAGATAGACAAAGCCCTGCCGATTCAACATTCTTGCCACCACCTTCCGATGACACTTGTCGGGATCCGCCTCTTGGCAAAGAAGGATACAACAATTATACTGCAAGCCATTCAGTTTCTCCACTCCAGCGGCAAAGTCCACAAGCTTGATCCTGCCACCAGTCGCATAGTTTTTATTTCCAAACTCGCGAATCCAGACGTAACGCTCGCCAAGCACTTTTTCTAGCATCCGCCTATTCCAACGCGGGTTTCTAGATCGTGGCGAATAACGCACATCGACCACAACGGCATCCTTACGCTTGCAAAGCGTAAGCAACTCTCGCGGATCGCGCCCCTGGTAACCAAATGTGTAAACTAACATTCCAACTCTAGTTTTCTTCTCCATTTATCATCATTCTCCAAACAGCCAAGCATTACTACCCCTTCTCGAAAACATGTACATACGCTTGAGCAAACCGCCTCTGTATAGCCTTATCAACCATCCTGCGAATTTCCTTGTCGGTTCCATACATCTCAATCCCAATGTATGGTTGCTTCTCACAGCCAGGAATAACGCACCAACCAGAGATTACCTTTGTAAAGCCGAGGCGCGGATTTCTCCCGCTTTCTCCGCGGCGCTTGGTCAATGACACTAACCAGCTAAAGACCACCGATTCCACAAAGACAACATCCATATTGCCCATGTCGCCCTTGTACTCAAATCCAGCCACTTCTTCGTCTAACCACTTGGCGACGGTCGTTCTATGACAGTCATCTGGATGCTCTTCCTCGCAAAGAAGTATATATGAGCAATAATAAAGCTCTCTCAACTTCTTCACACCACTCCAAAAATTCACGATTCTCGCCTTGCCATCACACACATCGCGGACGCTTGCGAAATCGCGGATCCAAAAATAGTGCTCTCGAAACAGCCTTTTGAGCGCACCCTTGTTCCACCGCTTGTCCTCGGACAGCGGATGATAGCGCACATCGATTATTGCAGCCTTATGTCGCCTCGACAACATTAGCAACTCTTGCGGATCGCGCCCCTGGTAACCAAAGGTGTAGACTAACATCCCCACTTTAGTTTTCTCCTCCATTTATCATCATTCTTCAAACAGCCAAGCATTGCTACCCCAAAAATCAACCGTAGCGGTTTCGATCTCGCCCATGAGAGAAGCAATCTCCCTCTCCATAGTATTCAGCATATCAGCCGATGCCCTCGGCTCGATATCATCACTACGAGCATTCAATTTGTCGTATTTTCTCAAACACTCAGCAAGCTCTGATGCCAACCGAATGACCAACCGGCATTCACTTACGCCCAGCATTCAGCACCTCACCACTTAAACTATAGCATCCATGACTTCACTTTTACTGGGCGCCAGCGAATCCGCCCAAACCAATCGAGAATAAACTTATCCATCAAAATCTCGGCGACCAGGAGCGTCCCGTAATCACTTCGCTTCACATCCCAAATCAAATAACGCTCCTGCAAAAGCCCAAGGCTAACATCAACCTCAACAGCATTGTGGTTCATGAATGCGCCAGAGCGCCTACCGATCTCTCGGATAAGTCCCTCATCATGGATCTCTATCGCTACGCGTTTGCCTTTCTGTCTGTAGCGCTGAATGGGCTCGGAAACGATGTCAGAGAGCGACACCTGCGGATACTCTTCTCGAATCCTGTCCACAAGTGCGAGCCCACCAGGCTTATCCTTCGGCCATACCTGCTCTCCCTTTTCAAGATTCTTCACGTTCAGAATAACAAAGAACCTCACTCTCATTCCTCCTATCTTGGTCATGTAGTACCTAGATACCTATCTTTACCCACGCCGATGAATCGCTTCTCTTAATGCCTCAATAAGCTCATCCACTGAGTCAACCTGTCGGATACCATATCGTTTACACACAATATCCACGTTCCCCTTGCGCCAGAAGCCTTCGGGACAATGCACGATAATTTTCTTATCACCCCTCCTACACTCAACAGCCCACAAGCCGAGCTCTAAGAGTGTGATGGAGCTTTTTGTGCCTGGTTGGAAATGCACGGCGATTACATCTGCTTGCTCCAAACCGGCAAGTTCCCATTCCACTTGCTCAACAAAGGCTGGATTATCAACGCTCTGTGACCAAGACGAATCCCAGTCTTCCCTCCGCGGGTTGAGAAAAACAACGCGCTCACTCAACAGTGCATCAATAATTTTTCTCCGCCATTTATGGGCGGTCCCCATTTCTATCGATCCCGATAGAAAGACTTTGCATTTCTCTGTTTCGGGAATGGGGGCGGGCGCAAGAATCTCTTCAGCCATAGTAATCCTCCTAACTACTCTCGATATAACATCTCGGACCGCTCATAGAGACAGTCACCACACAATATCCATCCTCTATCTTGGTGTCCTCGACATACATGCCATAACACATGATATACAGAAAATGATCGGGCTCTCCTGTAAGTAGGGCCTCTATAATTTCTCCCGAACACCGAATCCACCACGGCACATTACAAACACTAGCTGCCCTGAATAAATCTATTGCGGCCGTGTCACGTGTGGTAGCCACTACCCTAGGCTCGCTTTTATGCCACTTGACCCTAAATGGCCCAAACCACCTACTCCAAATAATACGGACATCGTCAGGAAACAAAGTGGCCGACTCAACATCCAAAGACTTCCAACACTGACGATCAAAGGAATACTCTACGGTAAATCCGCCATCTATGACGCATGAATTTTCGAGATTCTTTATTTCATCCAATCGAGAAGGTGCATCAAATACAAAGTCCATTGCCTTATCACCTCGGCCATAATCTTACGTACCGATCTATTGCAGCCTTACGAAGCAGACGCGCCCGTGGCATCCAAAAGCACGTCAACTGTAGGCGATTGTCTATAAGCGCATCCAGCTCAGCTCTGGTTAAGAGGCTCAGATTGCTGGTCTTTAAATCCCTCGCCCCTAAAAACATAACGGCGCACATATTCGTGCGCACGTCACAATGATCTACCATAAATGCTTGCCTTTTTTCACTGTGCCACACCTCTTGGTAATTGTGCTTCCGAAGATAGTCCCACGCCGAAGTCCCATGTTTCTCAAACGCATGGTTGTCGGCACGTAGCTTTACACGTATATCACCCATTAGAACAGTCGTCTTCTGTACACATGTGCTCGGCACACAACTAAGCCAAACCAGAGCAATAACGATGCCGGCGACGAAAAAGAGCAGTAAGCCATTGTGCCTCTTTTCCGCAACCATTACATGCCCCTTCCCCTCAACATAACGTCAATCGCGAATAGCAACATGCAGAGCACCAAAAAGCCACAACAGAAACTACCGATTACTGACAGAGCGCTCATTTGCACCCTCCTCTACAACCTCTTTCAGATCGATGTACACTAATAGTGACGCCATAATGATATTGTGCACATCCTCAATAATAAACTGGCACAATTCCTTTTGCCCTGCACTATCCAACATGTAGTTACGACCCTTGATTATGTCGGATAGCATAGCTAGCTGCTCTGCATAGTCATCCAGCTTTTCGTTTATGGTAGCAATATCTGGCATCCTTCACCCCCATCGCCCATTGCCCATCTCTTTGTCTAGCTCATCGATCATCTCACCGAACTTCATCGCCATCCCTTTCATGTCATACTTGATCACCTCCAACACCGTGTCCCGCTCGGCACCCTTTTCAGGGATGTTGCTCAATAGCAGTGCCATATCCTCAAGATTCTGCGCCAGCCTGTACAATTCCTGGTCGATCGGCTTTTCCCTCATCCTTTTCTTTGCCATCCTCCTTGCCTTAGCTCGCCAAGCTGTATGATCTTGTACGGCTAAATCCACGGCTTCGGCAGCCTCAGCCTCTGAATACCCCTCTTGGTCTACGAGATGGACATAAAGATCGCTCATTCTGGCCTCGCTTTCTTTTGCTTGTATGGGGATAAGCCCTGGTCATCTTATCCCCACTTGGTTGGCGTTTTCTCTTCACTTGATGGCTCTAGATACCAGGAATTTTTTATAATATAGTCCTCCCTACGGAAGACTAGACCAGGCTTTTTCGCTTGACAACTATACTATAGCACACTTTGCTGAGTTTGTCAAGTTAGGGCAAAATATCTTTGCGCAAAGACGCTCGCCCCAGTATCCCGATCCATGGTTGTTCCTCATATTTGTAACCATATCGCTTTTCCATGAAACGCAGATGCCGTAATTTTGCTTCCTTAGAATTGGCCCTGTTGTGGCAATCTCGACATAACGAAATCATATTCTCTAATCGCCAGATAAGCGATTCGGGCGCCTTTCCGCGGTGAACAATATGATGCACATCCTCCGCCTGCTTCAGTCGCCCTTCACACAGACAATTGATGCAGAGATAACTATCCCGCTCTAGTACCTTCAACCGCAATTTTTCACTATCCACGGCCATACCTCTTGCGTAAACCAGACTGCATCATCAGGCTTGCGTAAAATCACATACGGCGCCGCATACGTATCCCTAAATTTCTTTTGCGCCGGCGTGAGTTTACCATTTATAGACTTGTATTCGAAAAAGCAGATGTGCCAATCCCTTACGCCTATGCGATCTGGAAAACCACCAAGCATTGCGGAGCGACCAACACCGTGTGTCTTGATCAGCGACCAACCAAGACGTTCTAACGCATTATCTAGTTCTTTCGTGTTACGATCTGCTTTATCAGGCATTATCTATCAGAAATAGAATTCTCCTCATGACTTCTGCGACAGGCGCATCGCCATAAACGCTGCGACAAACCTCACAGCGTCCATTGATATGTGGTGAATCATCTTCGCTTTCTAGTATACCGCACAAATCACATCTGCCCTCCTGCCGTGCATGAATGGCCCTCGACATGGCTAGAAGCATTGTAGAATTCATACCGTGCTTCTTTAGGTACCTGTAAATACTAGAATCATAGATACCTACCGCCTTGGCCGCTTTACCAACGGTTAAGCCCTCAAATACGACTTTGTCTATGGCCTCATTGATCTTATCTTCTTTGTTTCGATACGGCATAGGACATCCTGCCTAGAATGGAATGTCTTCCGTACCCTCCGCGGCTTCCTCTATCGCCTTCGGCAATTTGCTCTCTGTTTTCGTGCTCTTCCGCTTTATCCCAGACAAGAATTTTATGTCATGCGCAACCATCTGTAGGATTGCTCTCGGCTCATTATCCCTCGACAGATACGCATACGGCTTCCGAATTGTCCCCCGAATGTGCACCATACTACCAGTTTTCAGATACTCCACACACAGCTCAGCCATTCGACCAAAGACGGAGACGGTGTACCACACCGTCTCCTGATTATCACCATAACCATTAGTAACCGCTACATTCAATTGCGCGACAGGTGTACCCTTGGCTGTATATCTAAGCTCTGGATCGCGACCAAGATTCCCAATAATAAATGCTGTACTGTACATTCTACCTTCCTAAAGCATAAAGATTGCCCGCAGAATCACACAGGCAATAAGCGATATGAGAAGCGTAACTATCAATATAACCGAATCGCTAGCGCTCGAATTGCGCCAGATAATTATACTCAGAAACATTCCAAGTAACCAAAAGCAGACTTCAGACCACTGATCCAATTTGAATTTCAGTACCGTACCCATGAACATTATGAGTAGATAGCTCAAGAATCCAGACAGAAAGACGCTTGCCGAAAAGTTTCGCACCTTTCCACTTATCGCCATGTTTATCAGAACGATGAGCAAAAAGTGTATGGCTATCCTCATCCCTCGGCATTCTCCTCCACTTGCTCGCAGGCCCTAATAATTTCCTCGGCCAATTCCTTTATCTTCCTAATCTCACCGATCGTTTTTACCACTCCCACGGCCACCATATAGGCCATGAGCTCGTCGATCTTTTCCTCGATTTGAACAAAACCTTCATTCATGATCCTTCACCTACTAGCTGGCATAACCACTTGCTCTGGAAATTCGCCACCTAAGATAAGCATCGGCGCCAACGGTTCTTGCAAATAGATACTAACCTCATCTTCTTCTATCGCGCCTAAAGCATCTTGCAAAAACCGCGCCGCCACGGATAGTGACATCGCCTCACCCTCTACTGTAGCAGGCACCTGACTAACCATGCTACCAACACCAGAAACCCCACTCTTAACGATGACGCCATCGCCTGTTATCTCTAGATCGATATAGGAGCTCTTTAATATCCTCGACACCTCCGATCTAGATGACAGAATAGACGCAGCCCGAACCGCAGAAGCGAATCGCCCCTTGTCCATCTTTACAGAAACTTTATGCTCCTTTGGAATAATCGCGTCAAAATCTGGATAAGCCCCCTCCAACAGCTGAGACGCGATGATAATATCGCCAATGTCAAATACGATTTGTGGACGATTCGGGGCTAGCCTGATCTCAACCACCTCGCTCACATCTGCCAGCACAGCAAGCTCGCGTAACGCACCGACAGGCACAATCACATCAAACGGCTTGCCATGCGCGTCTATTTTCGTCCTGGATAGACGGTATCCATCCGCAGCACCAAGCTCAAGCCTTTCCCCATCAAGCACCATGTGAACACCCGTGAGAACAGGCCGCGACACCTCAGATGACGCCGCAAACGACACCTGCTTGATAGCAGCAGCTAGATCAGATAACATAGCCACTACGGGCTCAACTTCTGGCATCACAAACTCTGGGAAATCCTCAGCTCTCATGATGTCCAATGTATATCGCATGTGCTCTGACTTCAGCACCATGCTTTTGCCCTCTATGTTGACATCTATATCATCAGCGGTCATCGCTTTTACCAAGTCACGCAGAAGACGACAGCCGACAGCCACAGTAAAGCCCTCATCCACATCCGCTGGCAGCTTGCACCGAATGGTTCTCTCTACATCCGTACCCGTCAGCACAAGCCCATCTGGTGACGCATCAAAAAGCACACACGTGTAAATCGGCAGCCCAGCACGCGTCGGCACAACCCTGGATACCAAGTTCAAGCCGTAGTTCAAAACGTTACGCGATACCTTCATTCTCATAGTCCTCCTAACTCCTCGCCAGCACTAACCCAAACATCCACGATGTCTTCAATACCAGCTTGCCTGTTGATGAACAGGATATTGGCCCGACCATATTTCTCATCGTACCGAGATAGCATGTTTTCGTTTTTGAGCACCTCCACTAATTTCGGCACGGTCAAGCCCTCAGATCGCGCTTGGTGACATGCGTAAAGCACCTCAGCAGCCATCACCATACTCTCGATAAACGCATTAAGGCTTTTCTTTTCTTTGGCAATCGTAGGGAACAGTTGCAGCAATTCCTCGAACGTCTTTTTGCCAGTGATAGCATAGAGAAGCTTTTCCGCATCTAACTTCAGCCTCTTTGCTACAGGCTCAATCGCCCCAAGCATATACGTAAATCGCTCATCCTCTCCTTTCTTTTTCACCACCGGCCTAGAGTGATGAACGAGATCGGCATCCATATCTGGATCAACCTCGCCCTCTTCGGTGCCAAGAATGTTGCGTAGCAAGCCGTACTTCTCCAAGAATGTCGCGGCTTTAGCCAAGCCCTTGTCAGAGCTATCGAATGACTCACCAGCCCACGGCACGCGCACGATCGCACCCGTGTTAACATCTGCGAAATACAACGCCCCCGTCACAAGCCGATGATTGCGCGGCACACTCTTTTCCTCTCTACCTCGAACAACCACCGTGGTTTCTTTGCCATTCTCGACCGTAACGTCGTCGATGCACACAAAAAAGGCAAGGCCAACATTCACCAGAGAAGCTCTGATGGTCGCAGCCATCGCCTCATAGGATACAAATTTGTATCCAAAGTATGTGTTCTTGCCATCCTTTTTCATCGCTCCAATAGAAGCCATGAGTTTGCGCATCTTTTCAAAGAGCGCTGGCAAGTCCTCAGCCTTTTCGTAGGCAATTTCCAATGAACCGAGTTTTAGCTTTTCCATGACACCCTCCTATAGTTTGGTTTTACCTTCAGGTATACCATAGCATACTTTGCGACGTTTGTCAAATAGTTTGAGCGGTAAGGCTTTGCAACACAAGTCGAGCGGGATCAAAGTAAAGTGCAAACGTACCATAACCGGTTCCGAATCTCTGTTTGAGAACACGCAGGATCAAGACATTTTCGTTAACCTCGACCTCTCTGCCATCATCCAGCTTTATGGTTTGTAAACCACTGATTTGGAATGGCCTTACACCAGCAAGCACAAGATCGGCAGCCTGTTCCACGCCAGAGCTCCACTGACAATCGCCAAGCGCGGGAATCGGGGGATTTCTCTTGTCCGCTTCTCTGGATGCCTGTACGCAAAGTATAATCGGTGCGCCAATGCGCAAAGCCAATTCCTTTGCCCGTAGAGTAGCCTCTGTAACCTCTCTAACACGATCTCTTGCGCTTGGAACTGGGATCAGCTGTAGATAGTCGAATACCACCAAGGCAGGCTTCGGATGCGTGTCGTATTTCCTTTCCATCTCCTCGATCGCGGAGAATATAATATCGGGCGTCATCCTCGGCATCTCTTCACCAGCATGCTGCATGCTGTACCCGATTATCCAAAGTGGGAGACGAGCGCGGTCAACAACGCGGCGCCGAATTGCATCGGCGTCTACATTGCCCCAGATCAGATCGGATGTTGTCAGCCCATCACGGCTCTGAATTATCGTTTCGAGTTCCTCAACTGTTTGTTCCCAAGAGCAGATACAGACAACCCTGTTGTCTATCTCATCCTTTTCCTCTTGCTCGGCCTTGATCTCTCTAGCTACTTTCAGCGCCAACCACAAAGCAAGACTCGTTTTCCCATGTCCTGGCCTGCCCATCAGTACAACTAACTCACCAGGTCTGAGCGGCAAGATTACATCGTCGAGCTCCTTGATGCCCCATGTTATCCCTGGTAAATCCTTGTTGTGCTCTACGAATTGCAACCAGGAAGAGGCTATTGTGGCGGGGTCGTGAATGATAGCATCGAGATTCTTAACGGCCATGTTATCCCTCGCTTTCTGTTCGCTTTATGATCTTCCCATTCCCGATCGATAGGTCGAGCACCAATGTTCTCTTCTCACTCAAATCCCACACCTCTGTTCTCTCCTCTTGCAAATCAAGTACCGTCATGTCACCTCTTTCAGCATTTTCCTCCTTCCAAGCCTCGAATTCCCCCCAAACCTTTCGTACCTCACACGGGCCAGGGGGTCTGTATCGCCCTCGCATGTTGCTCCGCCAAGAGTGGTTATCCCACCATTCGCCGAACTCGAACAGATCGTCGGGAGTGATACCAGCCTTGAGCAGGAGAGAGCTCTCACGATTAAGTTGCCCCTTTTGTACTTGTGTAGCTAGACGCCAATCGATATTGCAGACGCTTGCCAAGGCGGAGAAGAGCGCCTGATGCGGTGAAAGCTCTCGCTTCCCTTCCCTTGGCATCTTGTCTGGTGAATTCTTGTCTTTGCACGAAGATACATCCATGCCAGAAACGGAAAACAAAGATCGCGATTGAGGCGTCGTAGACGCCTCGCCCGCACGCTGAATAGCGTGCGGGCTCTCATCCTCTGCTTTTTCGGAATTCCTCTCGATAGCAGGAATGCCTGCTTCTTTCTGGTTACCAAGGGAAGAGGGGTTCTCTTGCGCTTCATCGGTTTCGGGATCCTCCCACCACGGGATGTCTTCGGGCTCGGATTCCAATCCAGCTGCCTTCCACACAGGAGTGAATTTTACAACCTTTTCTTTGGGAATTATTTCCACGATGTCGCTTATCGGGATGAACCTTACAGTTGGCTCCTCAGTTCTGTTATCTCGCCAAGGGTTAACGTCTGCATCCGCACTCGTTTTTTCTCTGAGCGTTGGATCCGCCTCGCTTGTATCAGGCCGATGAGCAAATTCAGGGCCTTCAAAGTTCGTTTTCCAGATAAGCATGCGGTTAGATTCGCCATCGCGCGCGCGCGCGTTGTTAAATATATAATTCTTTAAGCTCTCGGAGCTAAAGCTCCGAGAGCTCTGGGGTTTGCTAACGCAAACCCCAGAAATTCTTTTTGTAATTTTATCTCCAGAAGACCCTTTACACTCAGAAGGGATTCTATCTTTAACCTCTGTAGAGTTAATCTTCCCTAAATCGGGTAAATTAACCCTAGAGTTAATTAAACTTTCTAGAGAATTATAATTTATATAATTAATTACCGCGCCATCGGTTGTTTTTGTACCCCTGGTGTTGCCGATGTCGTAGCGCCGAATCTCCACACCGTCGGTTACTTTTCCGCCTCTGGTATACCCGTTTGTGAACTCAGCATCTGCGGTCGCATCCCTGGTTAGTACACCAGCAAACTCAGGATAACAGGTTACCTCGATGCAGGTCTTTGGTTTACCATAGGTCGGTTTTCTGTCGGTGGTATTTACAGTGGCGATGCTAGCTTCAGTGGTAGAATAACCATAGGCAGGTTTTCGGTCGGTGGTGTTTTTCCCAACGGTAGATTTACCATAGGTCGATTTTCCGTCGGTGGTAGACTCTATCTCTTGTGGCTCATCGTAAACTTGCCAATCCCAAACTATGCGCCCGTCTTTGTCGTGGAGCATCTTGCGTACCAAGAATCCTTTGTCTTGCAGAATCTTGAGTAATCTCCTCAACTTTGTCCGCCCCATGTCCCATTGCTCTTGGAGCTCTTTCATTGAGAATTTCCAGCCCTTCGGCTTGGATAACATGTATACCAGTAAGCCTACTGCATCACAGGGAAGACCGCGTTCAAAGATCGAGCTGTTCAGATTCATGTGCACTCCTTAACATACTCTTTTGGCAAGCGATACGTAAGCCTGAAAATCCTGTAAGGTACCATTCATATGAACAAAAAAATCGTCAGGCTTGTAGGGGAGCCTTACTACTCTGGCATTTTCCCCTATCATCCTGGCGATTCGAATGGCATCTTCAACTGCATCTGGGTCAAGACACACATATACTTTGCGAAACTTTTTAAATGACTTTGCCCACCAGGGCTTGAAGTTAGTTTTCCCACAGATACCTACGGCATCTATGTAGTTTTGAGCGAGGACAATTACCTTTTTTGCCCCCTCGACAATATATATATCAGAAATATCGCGCTTAAGCAAATCGGCGTTAAATAGTCTTGAGCCAAGACCAGCGATGTGTGGCCTGTACTTGTCTTTGTTTGTACCATGTAGGCGATGGATTATATTTACTAGTTTTCCGTTTTGGAAAACAGGGATGGTGTAGCTAGGTCTTTGCTCTCGATCTGTTGGACACTTTGGGCAATATCCTAATAACCATCTCTCTATTGCCTCATCAAAGATTCCTTGCTGCCACCACCATTCTCTTGCCTCATCGTTTTTCCTCAATAGCTCGTGAAATAGGATGTGTTCCTTGGTTCTAACCATCCTCTCTAACGCAGAAAGCCGTTTGTCCACGGCTTTCTGATTTTGCTTTATCTCTTGTTCTAGCCTAACGATCCTGAGGCGATTCTCTTCGGCCAAAGATAATTCTTGGTGATTGTTCTTTGTCACCCATCCGTCCCTCTTGCATTGTCTACACCAATAATTACCCTCTTCCCAAACCAGGAATCGATCCTCTCCACCGCACCATGGGCATGGCCCTGCCCATTCGTGCTGTGTCTTGTGTTTTAACGTTATGTTCCAGCGCTCTTGCGCTAATCGTATCATTTCAGGATACATCAGGCAAGCCTCTATTATAGTATTTAGTGGGGCGGGAATTCCCGCCCCACTGCCGGTGGGCATTTATCTGCGCGTTGGGTATTTTGTGCGGTTTTCGGAGTCTTCTGCAATGTGACTTGAGCTTGTTAATAGTTGTTTGGGGATATTGGGGTGTCACTAACTAGCTCGCCCACCGACGATAATAGTATAGCACAAAACGAAAAGCTAGTCAAGTCTCGATATTTGACAAACTCGCGCCTTTATGTTATAGTATCTTCAGACAATAGGAGGGTAACTATGCCATACGCAAAACATTTCATGCAGTTGGGTATGCTACAAAGCGAGCCGCCACCAGGAATGCAACCAAATAATGCGGGTGGCTATGCTTATAGAACCGATAAGTGGGAAGCATTTGAGCGCTTTCTGATTCTCGGTGCTGAGGGCGGTACGTACTATGTAAAAGAGCGCGACCTCGTTAAGAGCAACTACGAACGCATCAAAGAGTGTCTAAACGAAAACTACAAAAAGGCGATCGATATGATCGTCGATGTCTCTACCAAGGGGCGAGCGCCCAAGAACAATCCAGCGCTTTTTGCCCTGGCTGTTGCTTTTCTACCTGACCTAATCGCCTTTAAGGACGATTATAGGTATGCGGGTTGCGCATTCCGCAAAGTAGTGCGCACGGGTACACATCTGTTCATGTTCGTACACTATATTAACGCACTGCGTGGCTGGGGTCGTAGAATCAGACGACTGATCGAAAGCTGGTATAATGGCAAAGATCTTGACGCTATTGGTTTCCAAATGGCCAAGTACCAAGGCAGAACTATCGAGGGGGTACGCTGGACGCATAGGGATGTCTTGCGCCTGGCACATGTGAGATGCCAAGACAAGAGACATAACCTGGCATACCGTTGGGCATTAGGAAAAGTAGAGCGCGAGTCTGTAGAATTCTGCGATTTGTTTTCGTTACCATCGATCGGTCTTGTCGAAAGGCTAAAGAGAGCACAGACCAAGGAAGAGGTTATATCGCTCATCAGAGAAAACCGCGCTGCTTGGGAGTTTGTGCCAGGCAAATGGCTGAATGACGATGACGTTTGGAAAGAGCTGCTGCCCGATATGCCACTCGACGCATTGCTCAGAAATATACGGCAACTGGGCTCCCGCGGCATTTGGAAAGATAAGAAGTATAAGGAGCTGCTCATCAGCAGGGTTACCAGTCCAAAATATCTGCGCGTTGCGAGAATCCATCCTATGTCTGTATTGCAGGCATTGCTAGCATATGTTAAGCCGAAAGAGGATAAATACCTACAGCTGATGTATATGCAAGACCCAGATGCAGTAAGAGATAGGCTTCAAATTGACCACGATATTGAGGCCGCGCTTGAGCAAGCATTTTTCCTGTCTATGGATAATGTTGATCTGGGAGATACCTCGGTGTTATTGGCGCTTGATGTCTCTGGGTCTATGGATTGGGAAAGCCCCATGAGGAACATTACCTGTAGGGAAGCGGGCGCCGCTATAGCATCCATGTTCGTAAATAAGCTTGGGGACAAGGTGAGAACTACTGCGTTTTCTCATCACGTGCAACCATTGATCGTACTGCCAGGTGATGGGCCAAGAGATGTGATTGAGCGATCGAATCGCCTATATTTTGGTGCTACAGATTGTGCCGCGCCGATGCTGTATGCCCTACATAATAATATCAAAGTTGATGTATTCGGTGTTATCACCGACTCCGAAACGTGGTATGGTGATACGCATCCAGTAGAGGCGCTTAAACAGTATCGGAAATATGTGAATCCAGACGCAAAGATTTTTGTCCTTGCGATGACGGCTACGGATATAACAATTCTCGACCCAGAGGACCCTGGTTCGCTAGGCATCGTTGGTCTTGACACGGGCGCACTGAAAGTATTGGAAAGATTTGTCCGTGGAGATTTGTTCTCCAAGAGAGATTAGCTATAATATAGGCAATCCTGTAGTGGAGGTGGATGGCCGAGGGCCATCGGGAAAGCGCCCAAAGGGCGCTTTCCTTCTCTGTGGGGCTTGACAAGACAAACGTTTTGTGCTATACTAGTTTACGCAGGAACCGTGGGGGTTCCTGCTAATGCAGGGCCGAAAGATACGGGTTATCGGTTTGAAACCCCAGTGGCCATGTGCCGCTTAATCCCCGTATCGCACCTTGCCCGCGAACCTTGACAAGCTAGGTTTTTTGTGCTATAGTAGTTATGCAGGGCCGAGTGGTATGGGTTATCAATAATGTTGACGATTGCCGAATTCCCATACCGATATTTGCCCGCGATAAAACAGAATAATACGACACAGCACCCTCCTTCTCTCACTCTCATCGCTCCTTTCTTGTTCGCTGTGTGATTCCGTTCCCGCCCCTTTCACAAAGAGAGAGCTCCCAAAACGGGAGCTCTCTCTTTTTATGTATCGAGCCTGAGAGCGTTATTCGGGGTAGGCGATGTTGTATTTTTGAGCGAGGATCTTTATCAGCTCCCAGACTTGATCCCAAGCCTCTTTCCTGGCAGTAGCTACCAGTGCTATAACAATATCCCTGATGTCAACATCTTCTGGTGAAACATCTTCGGGCTCGTTACTTAACAGGATTTTATCATCCTCTGGTGGTAGCACCTCTTCTTCTGGTTCATTCTGTGAGCGCGTTAACTTAATCGCCTCTCTTAACTCCGTTGTCGAGACGTTATTTTTGTCCGCCCAATCCAGCCAAGCCGCTCGTTCCTCAATAGTGCTGAGTGGCGCAACTGCCTTGTAATGTCCGTAGTACAGGTTTTCTCTCCTAATCGCCTTGGGTACGCGCCCCATAACCCACTTATAATCTCTGAGTAACTCGACGCGGAGCCCCGTTATGTCTACATATTGCGCGTAAGTCTCTTTCCAGCGCATCTCTCCATAGTTCAGAGCATCACCAAGATAGATAGGAAGATACCTTCCTGAAAATACCTGCATGTCTACAAGGCAGTGCAAAACGGAACCAAATTGCTCCTCGGTGATATTAGGATCGAAATCCAAAGAGACAAGTGTTGGCTTGGCATGGGGAATAACCTGTGCCAAAATAGGAACGTTATCTGACATTTGGGCGTCGTTTCCTCAGCTGAATATAGCTAATGTGTGACGTGGATACGCCAAACATCTTGGCAAGGTCCTCTTGTAAAATCTTGCCCCTATTTTCCCTGATAAAACGAACGTCCTCATCAGAAAGCTTGCGCTTCCTGTGATCCTTCGGTTGCATATTTTCAAGGTCTTCGACAGATACCTTCCAGATACCAGCGTCCTTTCGGGCTGGTAGCTCACCAGAATAGATGAGGCTGCGAATCGATGACTCGCTCAAATGTGTCCCTCGGACAATATCCTTAATAGATAGATACCCTTTTAACTCGCCAAGCTTGCGGATTTCTTCACTTATCTCGACCATCTCTCTCCTTCTGCGTGTCGAAAGCTGCAAGGACGATTTCTGCCTCGTCTTCGTCTATATACCAGCGTCTGTCAAAATTGGTTGCTGACTTAAACTTCCCTTCGTAAATGTATTTACGAATCGTAGATGGCGCGACATTATATCGCTCAGTGAGCTTTCTTACAGTAACTAGCTTTCCCATTTGTTCTCCTTACATTATAGTATGTGTGCTACTCGTATAGTATATGCCATACTTGTTCACTTGTCAAATATGAGACGCCAAAAAGGGGATGGATGCAATCCATCCCCAGATAGCTCCTAGGAATTTGGGCCAGGGTCTAGAACGATGTCCCAGAAGAGGCCAGCGCCACAGCCGACCATCACACCGGCCAGTATATAATTGTCCGGAGGGGGGAGCGCGGGCAAAATGCCGATCTCCGCCCTGAGACAAAGCAGAATTCCTGCAAGAATGCTCCAAAAGATAATAGTCCACTTGTAGTTTTTGAGAACGGGAATGTTCTCGTACAGCTTGCCAATTGTGTTTTCTATTACCTTCGACAGCGTAACGGCTAGAAATGCCAAAACGGTGACGTTGCTCAAAATTTCCTCGAACATGGGTCCTCCTTAACGATAAAAGTCTATGTTGTTCGGTGAGAGTAAAATTGGGATACCTTCTTTGATAATAACTGCCCCTTGAGACATTTTGGGCAAGCGACTGTGTACCTTGGAAACGTAGGCTAGTCTTTTTATGTCTGCGCACATCCCTGCATCTATGGCCCAGAAGTTGTCGGAGGCATCTCTTGTTATGCCCCATCGGTGACCATGACCAGCGATGACGTGACATAAGAATTTGCTGCATAGAGCCTTTGGTACCAGTGTCGCGTGTGAGGAAAAGTTTTTCGGATGTTCTACATAGTACTTTTCCCCTGCACTACGTATTATAAACCATTGATAGTCAGTTAGCAATACATTTTCGCGCCTAACGAAAAACTTCATGGTGTCCAGTAGGTTCAGTGCATTGCCCGTTAACCGTGGCAGGCGCATCTCATGATTTCCACCACAGTAGACTACTCTATCGAATGTGTCTGCCAACGCAGAGATAATCTGTTCGGCCGAGCGGAACTCATCCTCCAGCTCTACACGCTCCTGACGCCCATATTTGCTCAGCGCTGTAAAGTCTACAAGATCGCCGCCGATACCAGCTAGTGAGCAATCGTACTTCAGCGCGAGCTCTATGACCAAGTTTATCCACCTGGCATCATGAAATGGAGCATGCATATCAAAGAAGAGGACGATGTTGTCCTCTTCTACTTCCAAGGGCTTGTCAAAGCGCTCTGTTGGAGATGGAATGATGTTGACGTACCAACTTGATCTGTCCTTTTTCCTTTCTCGTTTTACCTTTTTAATAACCGCCTTTACGGTGCGGTTAATACCCCTCGACCTGAGCTCATTGGCTATCTGCTCATAGGTGAGCCCACGTTGGTAAAGCATGTTAAGAAGATGTACTTCCTCTTGTGTCCAGCGAGTGTTTGTCAATTTGGCCCTTCCTTACGTAGTTACTTAACTCTGTTAGCATGCTGGTGGTTTCTCTGTTATGACGCTCTAGGTCATCGGAGAGTTGCGCCAATAGAATGGCAACCTTTGTCAGCGCTTCCGTGTTGGCGCTGATAATGTCGTTGCTCTCGTGTCTTGCAGAGACAATTTCCTGTACAAGTGTGTCCAGCAATTCTTGATCTGCCATACTTCTGTTCTCCATATTTTTCTGTATAGCAGATTGTAGCCTCAAAAACCAAATCATTAAAACCATAGCGACCAGACCAGAGAACCCACCAACAGTAGCACCAAGATTTAACAGCAACGTTTCCATGATCACGACCTTAGCTTTATCTTTTTAACCACGCGCGATCTGTCTGGCGAATAGTACAGAACAAATCGCTCGTTTGGCTTCTGAAGGCACATGAATGCTTGAGCAAAATATGGCCCTACAATAATTTCCTCGGAGATTGGAGCTAGTCCAATCGTCCGCCCATATGATAGTAATTTATCTTCGTGCAAAGATAAAGTTTTGCCACGCATCTTGTTGACAATAATTGCCTCTATACTGCTGGGAAAAGCATGCTTTTTGACAACTTGCGAAACAATTCTGTCGTCACCAGCGTCTACGATGATTGCGGCAATGCTTTCTTCTTCGGCCAGCTTATCGTCATACTCCAATAGCTGCTTCCACTTTCTCTTTGGGTCCGTCTCGCTAGCTAGAATCGATGGCCTATTGCCCACCCTCTCTACAAGATAATAATACTTTGGAGAGAAAAGATCGGCGGCGGGTATTTCCACACCACCATCGTGCTTCACGGCGAATGCAATAGCCTCATCGTATTTGCCAGATAATATGTCTAGTCCGCCAAGGCTTGTGGAGAGAATCCAGGGATGGCAATCCAGCGCTACGACAAGCTGACTCCATTCAAGCCAAAAGCTAGCTACCGCATCGTTATCCTCATCCAAAGGTGCACTTCCTCCACTTGGCCCCGTAAAATCTCTTATGTCCATCGCCGCTAGCGCTTGGTATCGCTTCTTATAAGCATTGAAATACTCTATCGCGCCCCATTTCCCCTGCCTGACGTATTCTATGTCATCTCGTAATGGAAACGACGCCACTATAGTTTGCATGCGAAAAATAGCCGACGGCGGTATACCCCATCTGTCTGGTATGGCAACCTTAAGCCAAGGGATGTTGCTGTGAGCAACAAGCCTGGTTATATCATCGGTTATATCTGGCATGTCCTTAAACCATAGTCCTAGCTTGCTCATATCCAATATCCAAAGATATATAAGTAAATTTCCATAGTGTCTGTTCCGCTGGCACTTATGGTATAGTAAATATCACCATTGTCATCGCAGGGAATAATGCCCGTTTCGTGTCGCCAAGCATCGTTATCTACCCCAGACAATTCGAGCACCAATGCGCCACCAGATGTGCTGCTAGGCCCCAAAATAATGTATTGTCTGCCGCCAGCTTGCGATCCACTATCTCGCGCACTCACCCGCACCAATACAGCCTTCACGTTATCTGGTATGCCGAATTCACTACTTAAATCAATTTTCGTCGCCGAGGTCGTGCTAAAAGAATCACCGTCCCAGTTTGTGCTAGTGGCCTCGGTTTGTAGCGGAACAAACTTGTACATCAGTGTATTGATGACATTCGCTTCAAAAAGCTGCTCTTTAGTTCCCCAATATCTAGACCTGCGTAACATTTGAAAATCCTCTGGCGATATGTAGCTGTAGTGTGCTTGTCAGTGGCTCTTTGCCATAAAGTCGCAACGATAGCTCATTGGGGGCACGAAACTGCACGGATTCTATGTAGGCGACAGTTGGATCGTTCCATATATCCTCCGCCCTGTTTGCGGTATATATTCTTGGTGCATCATCATTTCTAACTAATTTGCCAGGCTTTACAAAAGGAAGAGGAATCTCACTGCCTACTCGCTCGGTAAGTCTCCCCCCTCGAATTACGTAGTCCACCTCCTGTGGCGCCTGCTCATATACTAGCTGCCTGTTATTGTAAACACCAACTTGCCACATATTGCCATCAATATCGCCCTGTTCGGCAATATCGGCAATGGCATCTCCGAGCCTTATCGGTCTTGGATCGCCATCAACCCGAACAGTCATGGTATTATCCTGTATCTCGCCGGCAGATATGAATTCAGATTCTTGCACTAGTGCAGCAACGCTGATTGATGCTTGATCTTCATTGGCTGTTGTGTGGTAGCGCCAATTCAGTGTATTCCAAAGCCCTAGACACATTATATGCAAACCTTGCTGTTTGCGTGTCCAATATCCAAACGGGATAGGCCCAACCATCCTCGACCTGGGCCAAGCAAACTCCTTGAGATGTCTGTCTCGTAATGCGGTTGCTGCCTCGCTGGTCGCTCCTGCCAGGGAGATAATATATTGCATTTCACCATATGTATCTATTGACTCTTGATCGTAGTCGAAAGGAATCGTCAGCCTGTTCGGGCCACTACTGTAAATTACGCCAACCTTATTGTGGAACCAGTCCGCGTCTAGTGTGCGTATATACTCCACATCGTTAATGATTAGGCGCATTTCTACGATCATGCCTTCCCAGGTGACAAGACCATAACTCGTCTCTCGGATAATGCAGCCTAAGTTCTCGTTGTAAAAATCTACTAACTCTCCTCTGGAGAGATTAGAAATATGAAAGGATGCCTCGGAATATCCGCCGATTGCATCTGTTGAGCGTTGCCAGTCTCTAGCGATACTTGTGATATTGCCGAGAAAGGGCATATTATCCGTTAGTCTGCCAAGGAGAAGGATACTAGTCATTATGTATCCGCTCCGCGTAGCGAGTGATAGCGCTCATTTATGTAAATGTACTGCGTAATAGAGCAATACGAAATAGCATCATTCACAGTCGAGGTTCCCTGAGATGCGGCTAGAATAAGATATGCAGTACCGCCTGGTGGCAAGTAGAAACCATCTGAGCTAAACTCAGGAATTAACTCGACAGACTCATCTTCTATATCTATGGACATACAATGTATAGATTCATCCATATATGTTTGGAATATCAGCTGATCTGAATCCTCGAGATTCGCGTTCTTTACGGACAAGATACCGTTTTCCACTGGGATCATCACAATGGCATCAATATCTAAGCCACTGGTTCCACCATTTTGTTTTGCTTGTAAACGAATCTCATACCCCGCTGTATAGAGTGAATTGCCAATTCCATCTCGCATGTCGTACAGTGGGACACTTTGGTAGCCCATTTCATAGATGTGCCAAGCCGTTCCCGTTATGTCAACAGTAGGCCCTGGAGAGAAGTCCCTATCATCCATTGCTCTGTATCCCCATAGTAACCTTGTGCTCCACGTTCCATCATTACCGGCGCGTGCCCTCATCAGCCATAAATAGCGGCCGAATTGATTCTCCAAGTATACGTTTGGAGACCCCCAAAGAGATTCGCCGAGAATCCATCTAGTGGTTACCATCCAGCTAGAAACCCCACTTGGGATACGCACAAATGTTCCACCAAAAGCTTCAGCGCTGGGAATTTTAGAAATGGTTGTTCCCTTGGCGTAAACGCCACTCTCCGCCTCAAAGTATGGCACAAATGTATGTCCCAGCGCGTCCGCCTCAAAACCATGTGTTCTAATCCCAAGCCACAGGTTCTGTATTGTGCCCCCCGTGCTAATATGCTGTAATAGTAGTTTGGCAACTCGCGCGTTTGCATCTCCATTGACATTGAGATGCATCTCAACCACTGGTGCTGTTCCCCATGTGCTAGATGGCAGAAGTTCAGTTTCATATGACGACATGTCTAAGTCATCAAATGTCTCCCAGTATGGCATCCGATCAATAGAGAGTGCCAAGCGAAGCATATATTCCTCTATCAAATCTGAGGCGGAGCTGGAAACTTCTGCCGAGTCCAATCTACGTATGAGGGCGACTCTCTCATACGATTCATCACTTAACTGAACATGCATGCACACAGGCTTTGCCATAGGCTTGTGTAGTTCAAAGTCCCGTACAGCTTGCTTCATGTCGTTCAGGTCTTGCAGCAATTGTGCAAGACTGTCGTGGCTTGTTCCCTTGACAAGAAGCGATAATTCTTCGGTTATCGTCTGCGGCGCGTCAAAGGGATCAGATGTGGGTTCCTTGGCCTGCCAATTATCATCTCCGCTATCAAGCCAAAATCCAGGCACGGAACCACTATTTAGGTTTACTGTTGCCTCGTTGTATCTCTCAAGTGTTAGCTTGAATGGCATTTCACATCATTCCCATCGCAAGTTTGCGCAGCTCAGTTTCGCGACGCGAGTACCAGAAAGCAGCCTGCGCCGATCTATCATTGATAACTATTACATCTTTGCGGTTCATAGTCATATTATTGTTCGCGATTTGTGTTATCGCGTCTCTGGTAGCAACCGCGGGCTTAAGCATAGATTCTTTGATCCCCTTCTCCATACCAGCCATCATCAATTGGCCGATTTTCTCAAAGACCTTGGACGGCGAAGCAATCCCAAGCTGCTCGTTCACCTGTTCTATTAACGCATCAAGTACTTGAGACATCGCGTCAAAGATCGCCTCGGCGTCTGCCTCTAGACCAAGCTGAATACCGCTCAATATGTCTTTCGCATCTAGCCCAGAATCTTTGATAAGGGTCAAAAGCTCTAGTTGCATTCTCAGAAAGTCGATCTGAGTCTGCTTTTCTCTTATTTGCGCGATCCTGTTCTCTTTGGCCTCTATTTCTCCAGTTAGACGATCTCGCTCTGCAAGTAGCTCATTTAGGCGAGCCTGCTCTTCCTCAGTGAGATAGAATTTTCGCTGGAGTGTCTTGATCTCATCCTCCACCCCACTGAGAGACTCTTCTAGCGGATCGATTAACATTTCCTTTATGTAGTCTTCAGCACCAGAGAGAATAGAGGTTACAATGTCTATTCTCTCAAACGCCTTATTGACATTGTCAATCACGCGGCTGATTACCTTGCGGAACTTCTTGGCATTGTCTAGCCAGCCCTCTTTGATCCTCTTAAATCCATCTTCGGTGTCTTCTACAATCCCATCTATAATTTGTTTCCAAGAGTCGTTGAGCAACCCCGTTGTGGCAAGTGTTCCTTCTGCTAAGCCTTGCCCCATAAGCTCACCGATCTCAGCAAACTCCTTGGATGGAGAGGCAATGGCTGCGGCTTCTCGTGCTGCCTGGATTGCGGCTCTGACCATATCGGCTGCTGCGTTGGCAATCTCTCTGATCTTGGAGACAATACCAGCTTTTAGGCCCTCACCTATGGCCTTGCCAATATCTAAGAATACTTTGGAGGGGGACCGAATCCCGAGTATATCTTGTGCGATGTTTATCAGCGTATTTGCTATGTCCTTTATCGCATCGTTTGCTTCTGCCTTTTTTTCATTCATTCCGGTGACTATGCCAGAAATGATCTCGCCACTGATCGTCGTGCCAGACTCTTGCGCCTCATTAATGGTTTCTTGTGGGACAACACCGATCGATGGAAATAGCATGTCATAGATTTGCTGCTGTGTCTTGGGATCTTCCCCAATCTTTTCCCACGCAGGACCAATTAGCGTAGCCGTGGCTTTTTCTAAGTTCTCATCGATTTTCTTCCCTAGAACAGATACTGGGGCAATAACTTTGGCAAGTGCTTCTATTTGCTTGTCTGTCAGTTTTGTACCAGTGAGCCCCTCGATAAAACCACCCAAGAAATTGGCGGCGATGGTTCCAAATATCTTGCGGCTGGATGCTATCGCCCTAGCGATGTTTCTGATTATTGCCAGCAGGATGCCAACACCAAGACCATGTTCTATATCGAATACCTTGGCGATAGCTTCACCGAGCCCTTTTCCAATGCCTTGGACAAAAGTAGTGGCAGCATCGCTCTTTATAAACGCCTCCATAGTTCCCAGTAAATTCGCCATAAGCGCGCTTACGTCGATAGCTGCTTGGGCCATAGCACCGATAAGGGCAGTTATAACATCCTCGCCCATCTTAGTATCCGATTGGAAGAATGTAGCAAGCGCTGTAGCCAGGTTCTCGCCTATTTCCTCCATGTAAGACTGGGCTTTCTCGCTACCAACAAATTCAGCTATGTTGTGCAAAATGTTGCCGGCGAACTCACTGGCGTCGATGACAACTCTACCAAGCCCCCCCAAGATTGCGGTGACGATCGACTCATACGATGTGTCCTCCGCACCGAGGGCATTGGCAAGTGCCTCTATGAGCTTTCCCCCTAACTCGGATGCCCAAGTCGCAAGCGCATCGACAGCGGGCTTTATCTTTTCGATCATCTTTTGCCCGATAGCTGACCATGTAGATTCTACACCAAGACCTTCTGCTAGCGCATCGCGTGCCGAACCAATAAAGGAGATAGCCCAAGAGTTGAGATCTTCCGATTTAGCGGCGATGCCGTTTAAGATGTCCTTGGCTAACTGTCCAAAGTCTGTATTTTTAATCTTCTCGCCGAGTTTGCGAAGGGCATCGGATGCAAATGTCTTTACCGTATCGCCAAGCTTGGAGAGCGTATCATCGCCAAGCGAGAAGAGGGCTATCAGGGTGGATAGCGTGAATGTTATTTGACCCATTGGTGTCATAAGGGCGCTTAGAAGCATGAGCAATGGTCCAACCGCCGCGGCGGTGGCAGCGATGGCCACAGCTAGCTTTGTTTGTTCTGGATGGGTCTCCGCCCAATCTATCATCCGTTCGATAATTGGCTTGATGGTCTTAAGGAACTCATTCAATGGGGGCAATAGCGTAGTCCCGATCGTGATGCCCATATCGATTAATAGGTTTTTCGTAATCTTGAGCTGAGACTCGAAAGATTTGAAGCGCTTTTCGGCCTCCGCTACAAGTGCCGAATCTCCCTCAATTGCTCTTCGGTATGCGTTATGCGCCCTATCGACCGCTGCCGTTAGGGTATCGTAACCAGCGGCGGCACGAAGCAATACGTCTCTGGTCCGAACATTGCTCAGCTTCAGGTCCTTGAGTATGGGCAAAATATCTTTGCCCTCATCCGCCATGCGGCCAAGGCCCTGAATAAACGCCAGTATCGCATCTGTTGGGCCCTCTTCCCACATTTTTGTAAGCTCTTCTACGCTTATTCCCATCACCTCAGCGTAGATGGCCTTGACATCGTCCTTGAGCATACCGTGTTGCTCTCGCAGCGCAGCTAAGTTTTCAATCTCCTCTTCTAGCTCTTCATTGTAACGTCGGAGTCGCTCTTGCGCTCGCATAATAGTAGAGGGTTTTGTCTTCTCGTTGTATTCACTCAACTGCTGGTTAACGATGGCGATGTCATTTTTGAGCCTCTCGATTTTCTCTCGAGACTTTTCCATTTTGTCTGTGTTATCTACGATTTCGCCACCAGCAGTATTCATAGCACTGGCAAGGTTTAAGATAACTCTAGAGATTGCGGTACCGCCCATTTCGGCGTGGACACCAAGAGAAGACAGCGCGGCAGCGATGCCAAGAATTTCATCTTGGGTCATATTCGCGACGGCGCCGGCACTAGCAATTCGCAATGCCATACTCGAAATTTCGGTCTCTGTAGTAGCGAAATTGTTACCAAGATCAACAATGGCTGCGCCGACTAGCTCGGATTGCCTTGCCATGTCTGTACCGGCTGGGCCTAGCTCTTTGGTAATGTTCAGGAAGCGAGCCAAGCTCATAGCTGCCTCTTCCGCGCTCATATTCGTGCTAGCGGCCATCTGAGCAACAGTCTCGGTAAATTGTTCAATCTGCTCTATGGGGAAGCCTAGCTGACCAGCGATTTCCGCGATACCTGCTAGCTCGAAGGGGGTTAGCGGAATTCTGTGCGACATATCTCGCAGTTGCTTGTCTAATTCCGCAAACTGCTCTTCTGTGGCATCGACCGTTTTTCGGACACCAATAAAAGCGCTTTCCCACTTTGTGGCTGCGCCGATAATCGCTGTACCAAGCCCGATTACGGGAAATGTGATACCAAGCGTTAGTGCGCGCCCAACATTAGAGATAGCATCCGAAATGGTTCCAAATGTGCGCTGGAACCTCGTCAAAGCAAAAGATGCGGATCTAAGCCCTCTGTTGAGAGGGCTTAAGTCCGCACCTATGACTGCAAAAAGCGATGCTATCTGTGTTGGCGCACCAAGTCCTGCCATTGCCTATCTCCATCTCCTACGTTTGCGACCGGCCGCTTTGGTCTGCGCCACTACCGTATCTACTTCCTTTATGGCAGCCCTTCCACGATGGTATGCCAAACAAGATAAAATATCTTCTATGGTTAGACTATCTATTGTTTCAAGGGTCCATCCAGTTAACTCTACTAGATACCATCTGAGCACATCCCAAGGCATAGGCTCGCCATATCGAAGAGAAACGAATGTGGCCTTAGTTAGTTTTTTTGCTGGCTCGTTTCAATATGTTTGTTCATCTCTTGAATCACGGCGGCAATCAGCGGAAAGAACTCCGTGATTGTATCCAACGCTTGGTAGCTTTCGATAGCCGACGGATCGCCCTCGAATTCCCAAGACTCGATCATCGATTTGCAGATAGCTACTGCGTCCTCGAATTCCATGTTGGCGATTGGATCTGTACCTTTTTTGAAATGCCTTGAGATGATACGCAAGGCATTCCAGCCATCCTTTCCGCCAACACGCTCTTTTAAGATGACCTTTTTACCAGCGATAACTACTTCAGCCATTAGTACGTGCTCTCCGAGACTTCGCTAGAGAATTGGAATGTAGCTGTCCAAGTGACGCCACCATCGAATGGGATGGTTACACCGCGGCTAGACACGATAGCGCGATCCCAAGTGTATTTCGGATTGCCACTCGCGGTACCGGCTGGCGCAACGATAAGCGTCCCAGCAGTATTCACGGCCACCGCGTCAAATGCCGTTGTCGTGCTTGCGTCAAAGAACGCCTCTACATCCAGCGTGCCATCTTTTCTGGTCGTGACGTAGTAGTGAAAGCTGTCGTTCGCGGCTGTAACATCTACGACATCGCCGTCCTCGGTCCAAGACACCGAGGTAACATCGCCGCTGATGTCTATGCCATCAAACTCGATGTATACGTCCTTTCCAGAAATTCTTCCAGTTGTCGCCATAGTTTCCTCCTGTTATTTGGCGATGTATATTCGCCACTGGCCTCCAACATGATAATATGTGAGCCCTTTGGACTCTTCGGCATACATTATATCAGAAATGCGCTCAGTCCTATAATTTCCCCATGACGTTGGATTCAAGTCTGGGCTGTCATCCATTACAGTGTCGAGCACCTCTTCTATTTGTAGGGCAGTATCTAAATCTAACGATACCGCTTTGATTGTATAGGTAACTCTCCGTGCTCGTCTTGGCGAAGAGTTTTCATCTACACCAGCGCTCTGAAAATAGACCACGTACGGTAACGGCGCCTCATCGTTAGCGCGATATAGATAAATAGATGTCGTGTCTGCCAACAAAGAAGTTAGCGCTGTGCTGGCTATTAAATGACTTCCTAAGGCAATGTCTATTTCTCGCATCTTTATAGCTTGATCCCGATAGTATGTTCTGTGATGTGAGGAACATCTTCTGGCTTACTAGACTTTAGGCTTTTAGCCAATTCCTCACTATCTCTTGGGACTCTTTGCAATGCCGACGCTAATACCTTGCGCGCAATATCCTCAATCACTGCATCTGGCCGACTTAGAAACCTTTTGCTGCTAACGCCTCTCATGTATGTGATGCGATGTTGCTCTACCGCAGGCGTCAGGAATGGTGTGGGCGTTACGCCTGGGTGTGGCCTCGTAACAGGCGGGCCAACCTTAGATATTGGATGCCCAAGCTCAGGCCAATAGAGCGCTTGCTTCTCCTTTGGGAGAATCTCATATGCCGGCGTCTTGGGCACTGGTCCCTCTGCCTTGGTTGCCGAACCAAACTCCTGAATAACACCATAAGGTACGCCGTCATGAACAATCCTGGCTGGCTTGCCCCTTAATTGCCGGATCATTCTTTGTAGCACTCTATCATCTTTAATGAACCTTATCCTAATTTTATTGGCTATCATTCTGTTTCTGCCTCGTCTATCACGGCGCGTAGACAGCCACGTGTTGCGTCATCGGCATTTATTGTGCGAACATCGTATGTGGTGTTGTTTATAACCACACGGTCTGAAACCTTAATGTCTTGATCATATGGCAAGCTTAAATAATACGTCGCCTGTTCTATAATTTTGTCTCCAGCAATAGCACGGGTACCCGCAATCTGTCCCTGCGATTTCCTGAGCGTGCAAGCTACATTTGTAGCTACTGTGCCCCAGGTAGTCGTCACTGCCCTGCTAGCAGTGAACGAAATCGTGGGGCGTAAGATTGTGCATGTGTTGTCAAATGTATCTTCTATGTCAGCTCTGATATTAGCTAGTTCGTTTGTCTCTAACATTATCCCTCTATGTTAACATCATGTCTTACCAGCGTAGATACCGTGGGCCCCGCGAGCTGCTCGAATCGCTCAGCCATTTGCATACAGTGCTCGAACCATTCAGATCTGTTCATCCTATGGCCGTCGATGCTTATGTTGTAACGGTCTGTTAATTGCCCTGCGCGTTCGCGCCACAAGTATGCCGCCGCACGATAGATGTCATAACTTCTTGCATCTAAATACCTGGCGCTTCCCTCTTGGTCCGCTGTAAAGTAAATATGCCCCCGAATATAATCTGCCGTGTAGTTTGCAGTACCTATGGTTTCACCAAGATGATCGTAGACGCGCCAGGCAAGAGTCCCACTGGTAGCCTCTTCAAAATTACCGTATTTGGAATAGTACCAGTGATATACAGTTTTCGACTCGTCGTCTGAATAGATGATCTGTGGCTTGCTAATCAGTGACTCTTCAAAAATATCTACTCTGAATTCATCTAGAACATCCTGTAGGTCGTCGTTATCCCAGACTTCATTATTGGTATCACTGATAAGTCTGCGTAACCTGGCTATAAGATTTGACATACCATCTCTGATTGCCATAGTTTTCCTATCCGATTAGTTCTTGGTATATCTTAACATAATCTTGGCCCATGCGCAAAAGAGTGCCGTGTTGTTCCATGTAGTTACGCGCCATAAGCCCCAAGTAGTATCGTCTGTGAGGCATTGTAGCTAGCTTGTGCAGTGCCTCCGCTAAAGCATCGGGGTCTCGCTTTGGAACAATAACGACGGCATCCGATTGTTCCGCCTGATATTTTGCGCCTGCTACATCGGAAGCGATACAGGCAAGACCACATGCCATCGCCTCCGCTAGGCAAAGGCCAAAGGTCTCCTCATAGCAAGATGGGAAGACAAAAATAGACGCTTCTCGCAAGGCATCGCGGACTTCCGCTCGCGATACGCTCGAAATACACCTCGCGGTAAGCTTCGCTTTCTTTAATGCCTTATCTAAGATATGCATTCCCTTCGTTAGTGCACCAGGCCAAGCTGTTGCAGTAACGATTTTCGCATCTAGACACTTTATTAATCCTGGCTTAAAGAAGTCTGTGTCGATACCATGTGGAACGCAATAATCTATCTTTACTCCGTTTCGCTCAAAGATTTCTACAGAGTATGGGTTAAACGTAATGGTTGGTGAGTTGTTTACTAGTTTTCCCCAAATGTCGAAAACGTTTACGTTATCACAATTTCCATCACAGACGCCGTCCACGGCGGCACAAGACATATCCCCAAGTCTTAGCAACATCCTGCCAGAGCAGAAAGACCAATAGTCGTGCAGCGCCAATAGGTGAGGATAGTTATTCTTTTGTAGCCACTCGATTGATGCTCGCCCCCAACCGACACAATGAACCGTCTGAACGTGTACTATGTCTGGTCGATGTAACTTGATGCCCCCTTCTACTGGGCCAAACCACTGAACGACTTCGACCCCACACATCTCAAGCGCTTTGGATAGATCGCGTAAGGAGCTTTCTGCTCCACCGCCACGATCTTGCCTATAGTGTAACATCATCACTTTCATCTTGCTGCTTCTAGCCTCATTTTCCACTTTTTGATCTGTTTCGCGGTAAGCCAAGGGGTAGACGAATATACCTGTGCCATCTGTGGACCAGTTTCTGGTGGCTTTGTGTACCATCCTTCTTGCTGTGCTATCGTGTATAGATCGGAGCCAGGAGTGGGTGTGCATACCGTGACCTGTCGCCATTGGATAAGACCCTCTCGGACGGCTTTCGTTAATTGCCTCTCTGTATAAGCTAGATGCTTCTCTGTTTCGCCGTAGTTTCCAACCATCAGAAAAGCCCAATTGCCAATTCCAACCTCGTGGGCAGCACGTAATGTATGCCAAATGTCTTCCTCAGTAGTCCCCTTGCGAATGTTATGTAAAATATCTTCGTGAAAAGATTCTATGCCCCACATTATCGCCCTGCAACCAGCATCATACATTTGCTGTAGTAGATCCTTCGTTACAAAGCGCTTAGAGCAGCGTCCTTGGCATTTCCAAGTGTATCCTAGTGGCGCAATGGTATAGCATACTTGGGAAAGCCAACTCACTCCTCCGCCGCCGACAAGCTCATCATCGTAAACGAAAAGGCTACGAATGTTGTAACGTCGTAGCCCCTGTAATTCCTCCAAGATGTTTTCTGGAGGACGACGCCGTATCTTTTGGCGTCTGAATACAGGATTAGCACAGAAAATGCAGCGATGTGGGCAACCACGCGACCACATAGTGATCGCCTCTGGGAAATCTATCCTCGGGAGATTGCCAGAGTATTGGTTTGGCTTTGGCATATGCCTTCCCCAAAGAGGGACGGGAATATCCTCAATGGGCATTCTCTGCCCCTGTATGATAGGCCCCTCAAGATTCTCTATGATCGATACGATATTTCCTTCACATTCGCCACGAACGGCAATATCGGCACCAATATCTAGAATCTCTTTAGGGAACAACGTTGCATGTGGCCCACCTACAATAATAGGTCTGTCGAAGCCAGCATATCGCAATGCTGTGATCGCATCCGCAACACCACGCACGTTCTGTGATAGGCAGGTAAATCCAACAACGTCAGGCCAGCGCTCCTTTTGCTTGGCATATTGCATGCTTAAACGCTGTGGCGAAATCATTAACGCCTCTAGGTCTACGATCTCCACTTCGTGGCCCGCATTGCGCAACACCGAACCAAGAATAGGTAGCCCTAGCGGCGGATTAATCGCATAGTGTATGCCTGTATAGTGAAAAACTGGTGGGTTATATAGTGCTATTCTCATCCTTCAAACGTTACCATGCTGAGACCTGCGCCAAGCTCATTTTCAACCTGTTGCAGGAAGGGTAGCCAATACTCCTCAATCAGTTTGTCCCAATCATACTCCCGTGCCTTTTCAAGTGCCTTCGCACGAAGAGATTTGTGCGTATCTTGATCCCAAGAGTAGATGGTCTCTAGTGCCTCAGCTACATTCTCAATGCTTATCCACGCTTGGAATGAATCCAGGGGCGTATAGAAAAGTTGCAGGGGCTCAACCGCGATACCGTACCAAGTTAACTCTGGCATTGCCGTAAAGTTAGTGGTGATCACGGGGGTGCCACAAGCCTGTGCTTCTAAGATCGGAATACCAAAGCCCTCTCCCATCGCAGCACCGAGGTGAAGGTCGCTGGCCTGATAGATAAGCGCCATGTAGTATTGCGACAATTGCCCACTGTTATAACGATATTGATCTACACAGCGTACAGCGTCGTCTCCCAAGCCAATTCTCTTTAGAAACGCCAGCAGGTTAATACCAGTTGGAGACATCATGCTCGTATGTAAGTAGAGGATAGAGTCTGGATGCCTCTCGTGAAAAATCTTGAATGCCTGAATGTTCTCGCACAAAGCCTTTCTGCTTGGAACATCTTTATTGGCGGCGACCATATCTATGATGAACGCGGAATGTGGCAAGCCAAGGCGATCCCTCGCAGCCTTCTTGTCACCAGGACAGAAAACGCCTGTATCAATTCCGTGTGGGATATACGTTGTCTCCACGCCGGCTTCTTTCATCATCTCATAGCCAAACTTGCTGTATGTAATGGGATAAGAAGCCTCCTTTGCCCTGGCGACTACTCTCGGCGGCGCTGGCTCATGATCTACGGGAAACCAGGCCAACCACGGAACGCCACATTGTGCTCCATAGCCCTCTGGCAATGGCCAAATATCTTGCAGCGTAAGGACTACATCTGCGCGCCAATCTCTAGCATGTAGCCCGATAACGTCTGCCCCAAAAGGATGTCGCCCCTTTGGATAGATCTTTATCTTCCCCGCATTGATAGGAGCGCCGTCGAGGCCATACCACGCGAACATAGCAATATCATGACCCGCTTTTTGTAGCCTTGGTAACAAGCCTTTCATTTGTACGCCATATCCAGTTGGCGCATGCATCGAATTTGAACTAGCCAGAATACGCATCGATCTTCCTCTTTATCGTCTCCGTGATATATTTCTCTATCCAAAGCCCGACCTTTGGATAAATCCACTCCTTTGTTACCATTTTTCCAGGACAGGTCTTGAACGAAAAATCTCTGTGGAATAATAGGTTCTGCATTGGTAGGCCAAATTTGTATAGTAGGTAGCCAAGAACAGCAATGGTGTTTTCAAGAATTGCGCCCTCAGGTAACTTGGTATCATAGTTACCAACCATTTCTATATGCTTGGTCCATTTGTTATGTCCCTTGACGCCTATGCCGTCTCGATCCAAGGGGGTAAAAAGCCAAATCCCATCTGGCGCCACGAAGACGTGTGGCCCAGCATCCCAGCCCATCTTTTGCTCATAGAAGTTGGCCATAGCCCGAATTGTGCGCTTTCCCCCCCAGCCCTGTGTAGTAGGTTTCCATGTGTGATGTAGAAAAATGGCAATCGGAGGGCTCATATTTGTGAGACTATCTACATATTGTATGAATTCGGGAATGGTTAGGCATCTACCGTCTATTTTCATTTTACTTGCTCTGGCTTTACACCCCACATATCACCAGCATGGTGCTTGCCAATAAGGACAAAGTAGTCTGTACATCTTAACATGCATGGGTTGGGGACTTTGCTTAAGTCAATATCATCATCTAGCCAATTGCCAAGGATATATTCTTCCCAATATGGTGAACGCAATGTAGTTAGACAAGGCCATGCAAGCCCGTCTGGGCCGACAACTAGATGATTCCGTCCAGCCTTACAGCGAAGCTTGATCGGAGAAAGCTTCGCCAGCTCTTTAACGTTTTCGTATGGCGAAACGACTACCGGCACCTTGAGTAGGTTAAGCCTTTGGATAATATGTTCGGCCCTTTTTACGGTATCTTCGTAATCGACGACATTGCAATGTACTGTATAACCAGCGTCTACCAAGCGCCGAACCTGCAAGAAAAAGAATGCGCCATAGTTTCGCTTTCTCGTCTCTGGGTGAATGCTAGCATTGATAGATATTAGGTTCGCCAAGCGCTTTTTGGTTAGTCTTCGAACACCCTCTATGCTCAAAGCATTTGTGCTAAGTCCAAATCTTGTCTCTGGGCAGCTAGCAATTAGATCGGCAATCCAAGGAACTAGCAGGGGCTCTCCTCCAGCGATGTCTACCAGCTCTGGCTTGGTACGCTTGATTGCCTTTATCCAGTCTTCAAGGGGGCGGGTGCTAGCATTCAGAAGTTGGGGGCGTTGACGAATGGAGTGGTTTAACCAGCAGTGCATACAATTGTTCTGGCACTTCCAAGTAGGGTTTATGCAGAGATGCATAACTCTCCTTATATGTTATTGTGTGATACTATTATACCATGCTTTGTCGATTTGTAAAGCCTAGTTATCAGTCTCAAGCCAGTAGACTTTATCCCATTTACCTCTATCGCACATGCCGATATAGAGCTTGTAGGGATTGTCCCTTGTGCGAAAGACTTGGAGAACAATGTCGCAAGTCGTGTTGCCATCTTTGTCTATGTCGATAAAGCCATATTCGTCGCTGGCAGGCATTAATCCCCTTGCATATCCAGCGCGGAAAAGCGCTGCTTCTTCATTCAGCGGTAATACAACCTCGTGGGCAAAATCTATGATCCTCGGCGCAATTTTGGCGATGTGCTCTGGGAGCTCATCCTCAGATGGCGCCTCTGGTTCCAGATATACTCTGATATACTCGTCGGCTGTTAAGCGAATCAACTTTGCATTGTAGTCAAAGCTCTGCCAATCTTTGAACGGGTGGGTAACAAAGACTGTCGCACCAAGTACGGGCCATTCTTTGTAGTAATTCCAAAGCTTTTTGAGCATGGCAAAGTAGAGTTCCTCTGTTAGCGAAGTCTTCTTTGGCAAACCATACTCTGAGCCATCATACGCCCAAGACTTGGCCCAATCTCGCCAGCCCTTCTTGGGAGTTATGCCTATAAAATCAGGATCATGGCGCCAGTCGATAACACCACCATCGATTCCGCACTCACCTATAAAAATCCAGCCATCGTCTTCTGGAGAAACGAAGCCTAGCTCTACTAGCCTGGGAACATACATCTGAAGGCGCAATGTGTGGTAACCAAGGTTGGAGAACAAAGTAGGGGCATCATATTCGTGAACACAAAGCCCTCCGCCATATTGGCGCGCAACTTCTACCGCCTTGCCCCAGATCTCTTCGGTATTTTCGGGGGGCCAGCCAACTCCCCAATCCCAAACCCAAGGCTTGAAACCCATTCTTCCAACTTGCTCGGCCCAATAGCATTCGAAATCGGTGTATCTTTGCAATTGCTCTACGACGTGTGGATGTGGCTCATTCGTAGCGGAAATATGCTCAAGGCCCATTGCCAAAAGTCGTTCGTAACGTGGGCGCAAATACTCAATGTATTGCTTGGCGCCCTCTACTCCTCGGTCCATCAGAGAGTGTTCAAAGGCATCACCCTTACGATGTGCATCTAGCTCAAGCCACAGGCGAGTATGCACGATGTGCCCAGGAAACGGATTCCTCGACATACGATCCGTGTCCATACAACGAACAACAATAGGGATTCCAAGAGATTCGAGCTCTTTGATAGGCTGTACCGCGTTACCAGACTCTGGAAAGCTCTGATAGAACGGGCCTATGCCAAATTCCTTACGTAACATCTTCGTTATCCTTTCTTTGTTTGCGTAACACCCTGAGCAATTCTTTGAGCTTGGTGGTATCTAGATTGGGATTCTTTTCGCCGACGTTTACTATCATATAATCTGTATCATAGATAAGCGCGGCTCTGATTGCGCGCGCAGCCAAACGCTGACTGCACCACCATCCCCAATGATCCCCTCTGTCTTTGGCGCCTTCATGATATGGCTCAATACAATTTATCCTGAGAATAATGGTATTAATATCTTGTATGTTTTTCAACCAAGCTTCACAAGCCAGCTTAGAGGCAGAATAAACGTCGAGTAGTTTCCATTGCTCTTTGGTAGGAAATTGTTCCTCTGTAATCGGTGGAGTTACCCAACCTTCCATCGGCCTTTCTGGTCCGAAGCCATAAACCGAACCGCTAGAGATGTAAACCAACTTTTTCGTTCCCGTTTTCAACATAGCCTCGACGACTTTGGCTACCCCGATGATATTCAGACGAGTATACAGTTGCGGATAGATGTCTGTTCTATAGCTAGGATAAGCGGCTAGGTGAACAACCGCGTCCTGTCCTTGCATTTTTTCTAATAAGCATTTCGCATCGAAGATGTCATGCCCATCTTTAATATCATATTGGGTGATTTTGTGTCCACGTAACTTGGGAATTAACCAGGAACCAAAAAATCCGCCTGCGCCAGTGATTAAGATTTTCATAAAACTGATACCTCTGTGAATAGTTCTATTCCATCAACTCTACCGTCGATACTGGAAGCCATCATCGCTATCACTACTCTTTTTGGGCAAAAACACGCCTGCATCGACGAGAAAACATATCAATATCAACAACATCACCAGACATCCAAACATTGCGAGCCCAATAAAGCACATTTTTACTTTTTCTCCTTCTTTCTCTTGGCATGCTTCTCAACAGCATCTAGAGCTGCTTTTACGATAGCTTTGTCCTTAGCGTCCAGCTCCTGATCCAAGTCCCCATATTCAGGAGAACCATCTTCAAGAGCGACGAAGCGCTTGCGTGTCTTGCCCGTCTTGTCGTCTTTGATCAATATAACGATCGTTTTCATACCAATTCCTCAGGGATAATTTGCTTCAATCCAAGCCCAGCAATCCAATCTGTGAAGCTGATCTCGATCTTGTCATAGTCCTGCACAAGGTATTCCAGCCCCGCCATCTCTGGCTCCAGCTCCTTGAGCACAGCAATCATCTCTTCTGTAGCTGCGCTGGAGATGCCTCGATATGTGGCGGGCTCTCTGCCATCAGCAGAGAACGGCACGCCAAAGGTTTGTGTTTCTGCCTCGATGGGACCAGGGGCGATCAAACCCCACAAGGCGTTGATGGTTTCCTCTTCATCTATTGGGCAAAGAGCATAGAGACGATAAATCCATTCTGTCATGATAATGTTATCCCGTATTTCTTGGCTAGATAAGATTCTACTTTGTCTCGATCATTATTAGTTGGGCTGGGATCGCAGATAATAATCTCCGCTATATATCCCTCCCAAAAACCAGTCGAAAAGGGTCCCATTCTGCCAATGGCAGTTGCGTCTGGATTATTTGTTCCCGCATCCCCAGATGCCACATTGTTACCATTGATACGTAGTTCAGAGTTCACCCCATTAAAAAGCACAGACCAGATATCCCAATTTTCGTCAGCACTTCCATCCTGAAGCGTTGTTCCTGCATTGCAAAACCAGTTGCTTGATGGATGCTGTCCAAGAGAAAGCTCGTCTGTTGTTGAGCCACCAATGATATGTTTTGCCGTATCGTCTCCAGCTACTAGTAGTTGGGCTACGGCAAATACGCTAAACGGCTGCGATAATGATTGCATGAGATTGGCCCATAAGTAATCATCGGTGCCGTCGAACAGCAATGCTTGCTTTCCATTTCTGATCCCCAGTTTCAGTAATGGCTTCTTGCTCGTCGTTGCCTGAGCAGCATCATTCCCGTTTCCACTCTGATCCTTCCAGCACCCAACTACATCCCCGTCGTTAACCGCAGGAACAGTACCAGCATCATCCTGATATGTTTCCCCGTCAGCCCTGAGCCACAGTTTAAGCGCAGAGCCCAGCTTGCGCGGGGTCCACAAACCAGAGACATCAGCGCGCCTTCTCCATGCTGGCCTGAGCCTGTGTCTAGCAGCCAAGATAGCTTACCCCCTCGCCGTTGTTATCAGCATCGATGTATACCTTCGCTAAATCGTCTATCTCAACGAATATCTCTTCACCAGCACCTAACACAAACCCATTGCTAGAATCTACACTAGAATCGCCCACATAGATATTCCCTGCATTACCACTTAGTGCCTTGATTCTTACCCCACTTACTAGCTCTTGAGAAGATGCCAACGCTTCCGCCGTGCCCGCCGTGGTAACAGTTTTTTGCCCATTGTAAACGGCGCTGGGAAGAGTGATCGAGGCAACATCAACATTAGGAGTCTCGGCGCCTTGAAACCATCTTTGCAGATACTCCATAAAAGTACGCATAGTATTCTCCCTGTAACAGGCGGTAGATTATAATCTACCGCCTGTTTTCTTTACTTGTATACCACATCCAGCTGTACGGTAAGCTGAGTGAATGTGCCCGTGCCATTCTCATTGTATTTCAGACATACAACTTCGCCAGCAGCGATCGTGCCAGCCGAAATCGTGAACGATTTTGGGGTGAGGCCAGTCCAGCCAGCGGTACCGCCAACTGTGCTAGAGATTACCGTAGTAGCGGTGCCAGCCGTGCCACCGTTTAGCAAATTCAGGCTAAAGTAGTTGGTCGTGCTTGCCGCCACACTGTTTGCTACAACCGCCATAGCACTCTTGATGACCGCGCCTTCGAGATCAGACGGGCATCTCCACAGGGGGATAACATCGTCTGCACCAGGATCGTAATCAAGAGTCGCTACGATCGGAAACCTTACTTCACTTTGAAACATTGTTAGTACCTCCTATCAGCTCGGCTCGCTGGCATCGGATGTATACTTGACGCCAAACTCGTCTCGCCACACGCCATGAGCGTAACCGGCAGACATGTTCAGCTCATACGCGCGCTTGGACGCATCCCGCTCAATCTCCAACGTCGGAGGCTTGCGAGTATCCAGTGCAAGCGCCTGCGGGTTAAAGACACCAGCAACGGCATCATCACTATCATCAACCTCGATGTTAGAGCTGACAAACCACTGGCAGTTCAACCAATCGCCAACGAAGAAGTCACGCAATGCGCGGTTGGCAACATCGCCAAGAAGTGCCTTGTTGGCGGCGGGCTGACCAAGCTCTACCCAGATGTCATGCCACTGATATGGATGCAGCACGATATACAGGGGGTTAGGAGCGTTTTCGTTCCGCAGAACGGTTACCGCTGTCGCAAACTTTGCGATGGTTGCCGTCCCACCAGCACCAGGCCCTTTGTCAGTGGTAAAGTCGGAAAAATCGCCTAGCAAGTCAACATCGATTTTCTTAGCAATTGCCATGCCAAGCTCACGAGCAGCATCTTGTCGAGCATTGTCTGGATCAGTATCAATCCTTCGGTCGCTCAGCAAGATTTGTGCCATCACTTCGCCAGGCGAAAGTGTGGCGTTAAGAGTCTTGTCAAACGTGGTCGGAGAAGTGAAATCCTCCGCTTCACCAACAGCGACGGCAGTTACCTCAGGATAGATGCCAACCTTGCGATCCATCCAGCCCCGCGCCGATAGGTTTTGAACAAGACCAGACATGATATTGGCCTCACGGGCCACAAAAAGCGCATCTTCGTAGATTTCGTTAAAGAGATCATTGAGATCGCTTACTTTAGAGATAGCCATAGTAGTTCTCCTTTAGAGCATTTTATGACAGTGGTCCCTTGACTATCCGAACGCCACTGCCATTCCAAAAAGACGAAGGCGAGTTACCAAAGTACTCCCGCATGCGATCTTCATCTGTTTTCGAAGGCGGATTGGCCGCTTGAGAAGGATTAACGGCAGTAACAGTCGGCACCTTTTTCTTGCGCAACTCTGGCATCATCTCCAGAACCTCTTCTATAGCCTCTTCTGCGCCTTCTACTGCGCCATCTTCTGTTACAGTAAGCGCAGTAAGATCAACCAGTTTATAGGCTAACTCTGGGCGAATCATGCCTGCTTTTTGTGCAGCCTGCATAACCGCCATTTGAATTGCGCGCTCTGTTGCTTGCTGTTCAAGCTCAGCGAGACGTGCCTGTGTCTTTGCCAATTGCTCTTGTAGACGTTCTTGTTCCGTCTTTTGAGCATCCTTAATCTTTTGCAGCTCTTCAGCCGCCTTCTTCAGCTGGTCGTAATCTCCATACTGTTCTTTGAGCTTACGCTCCAGCTTTCGCCGCTCACGCTCAAGTCGCTTCTTAAGCCATGCAGGATCATTCTGATCTTGCGTCTCTTGCTCGTTAACGGCATCTTCAGCTACTGTAGCATCCGCCATTTTTCCGCTGGCGTCCTGCGTAGTAACGGTATTTTCTTGTGACTGCTCTTCACTATCGCCCATTTCCGCCGGCGTCGCGTTCTCTTTGTCAGTCATCTTAGCCTTCCTCTATATTCATTATATTTTCGATGGCCTTTCCTACTCGGTAGGCAACATCGTCAAACCACTTTTTAAACTGAGACGGAAGTAAGATCCGCGCTTCCTCTTTTCCCCCAGGATTCGGGACCGGAGCTCCCATAAGCCACAAATCCCGAATCGTGTCCTCTCCCCACTTAAATCCGTGGCAGAGAGGGAGAAGCTTCCTTCTCAGCTCTTTATATGTAACTATGCGTGGATGGTAAACATCCATCATAGATTTTATTTCCCTATCTATTTTACTCATTATCTGGCCATCCTTGCAAGCATCTCGCCCGTTTGGATCCCAGCCTCTTTAGCTAGACGAAGCAATTTACGGGCAGCCTTTCTTTTGGCCTCTCTCGGCGCCTTTGTCTTGCTAAGCCTGGCAATAGCATTTCTAATCGCATTCTTATTATAGGGAGCACCAGGACGAGAGCGCACTGGCAATTTGCACTTACTCTTTACCCAAGTATCTCTGTCGCCCTCATTAAAGTTAATCAAGCAAACAGAACAGAAATCCTGAGTCGATAACTTGCTCTCTGGTGTAGACCACGGTGCATCTGTAAAAGGCATTTTACTCCCCCCTTAATTTTTTTAGGGGCTTTTCTCTATACATTCGACCCCACAATGGATCATTATATTCATCTATGAAGTCGGACAGTTTAACCTTACCCTGTCGCCATAGATTATACTTACCAGGACCCATTATGTCAAGCTGAATGTCTTCAGGCAAAGACATAAATTCTTTCTCTCCGCGACCGACAAAGCGGTTCTCTTCTCCCGCCAAAGCAGGCTCTGGATAACATCGCCCATTGGGATGATCCGAGAATGGCTCCCAGATAGGAAACCAGGTGCCATCTAGCGCCCAGCAAGATAAGCAGGTGCGAGAATCTCTCTGCGATACCCAGATCCATCCCGTGACGTATCGCTCGTTGTATCGCCATTGGGCTAGCATAGCCTCTCGATAAGCACGAAACTGTTCGTGATCTATAATCCGCAATGCATTCGTCAATGGCTTTCCAAAAATATCGTAGATTCTATCATACACGACACTCGTGCCAAGAGAGGAGAGGAGCAAAAACAGTATGCTCTTCTCAATATGTTTCTGATGCTTTTCAGGGAAGCGCGCCAAAGTATCTTCTCTGATCGGTAATCTACGCATATAGGCTTCTATAAAGGCGTCTTGGCCCTCCTCTGAAAGCTCAGCGAAGGGGATATTGGGCGCCTTCCGCCGCAACCTCACGATGCCATCATGCAATCCAGATCGCAAGCCGAACTCCACCTCGGAATAAAGGATCGGCTCAATCTGACGTGTGAATTCCTGCATTGCCTCGGCCGTCTCGCGCATTCCCCTTTGGAATAGCTCCAGACGCCTAATGCTGGGAATCGTTATTCTCTTATTGTTGGCCCGTGCTTCCCTAACCGCCAGCAATAACGACTGAATCATGTTTATCGCTGGTCTAGTAAGGGCTAGATACAGACCCGTTAGCTCACTCGATGGTGAGCGCCTCTGCTTCCGCTTGTTGTCGTCCAGTTTCGAACTCCCTCAATAGCATTGCGCCAATTTCTCCGCTTTGGGCTTGCTCAGCGGCGATCCGCTCTCTTTCTACTGCGGGGTCAAGCCCTCTGCGCATCATAACGGTTTCTCTACTTGCCAGACCATATTCCAGGTCAAATCGATCGCGCTCAATCTCTGCCCTCTCGTCCACTGGTAGCGGATCTTGCCAGTGAATCTTCACGTTCTGGTTAGGATAACCCATAAGCTCCAATGCATATTGCGATACCCGCACCAGCGCATCGCCATATAGTCTTCTCTTGGTTTCCGTCTTCTCAATCAGATCGCTATATAGGATCCTCAGCGCAAAGCCAGACATAGAACCAAGGCGAAGAGACTCTGGGTCGTTTTCGGGCACCCTGACGATCTCGTGATAGGCTTTAATAAGCTGTTTCAGGTGGTCGCGGCTTGCGGCCATATCGCTTTCCATCTCAAGTGCATGCATCTCGCCCGAAGGCCCCAGGTTCAGCGCCTTCCCTGGCGTCCAGTCAATCAGCTTATCTCGCCCCATATTTCGCCCCCAGACAACTGGATGGGCATAGATCTTCAAAATACGGTTCGTGTTCGAGGCAACAAAGTTAATAGCATCGTTCACGTCGGCATCTTCCAGATCGCTCAGACCGAAAAAGCTGTTGGGATTAGGCAGGTTTTTCCCAGCCACGATCGGCGCCCAAGGATAAGGCCAAGTTTGAGGCTCTGTGGACATCTCTACTTGACCATAAGCATTCATAACGGGCATCGGAATAAGCACCCATTTATTTCGCTGCTTTTCCTCTGTCCAGAAAATCCAGTTTTGCCTATTCTCACTGATAGCCCAAACCTGCCGTCTAATCTTGCGGCCAACCAAGTAGCGCAACTCATAGACCAAAACGTCGTCTACATCCATCGGGTTATAAATAGGGAAGACTACTGCTGGATTCAGATTGATCAACCTCGGCGGCTCACCCTCAACTGGTGAAGGAACGATTTGAATATAGAACGTACCACAAACGGCACCATTAATGGCCAACTCATTTAGAAACGCCCCACGCTTATTCTCTGGCCCCCAAATCCGATTCAGTGCTCGTTCGGCTTCAGTTTCACGCCCTTCTTCGATTTGGAACTCAACCTCTTTCCCAAAGAGGAAGGACACGCCCTTATCGACAATGCGCCTAGAGTAGTTAAGAATTACGTTATCGTTAGAAAGACCAGAAATGGTTTTGAGCTGTGGCTTATGCTCGCCGCGATAATAACGCCACGCAGCTTCATACTTCTCCAGACGCTTTTTGTCCTCTAGAGACAAATCCTCATAGAGCTCGTTCTCATAGATAGCTCGTAGGCCATCGTCCTGTTTCTCCTTGGTTAATCCAAGCGCCTTTAGAATCTTTTCCCAAAGTGTAGCCATATCTCCTAATCCCAAAAGGTTACATCTGATATAGAGATCGGAGCACAAATATCCAAGCCATAGTAGGCCAACATCCTAGCGACAACAGTATCATCGTGCATCCCCGCTGGCGCACTATATGTAGCGACATTCGTCTTCGGATTTACGTGCTCCTCATAAGCCATTAGCTCCTGTGTCCACGGGTCTCTAACGCCAAGCTCTGGGTCCTGCTGCCAGAAAAACTCTTCTCTTTCCAGTGCCAGTGCCAGGGCTCTCACTAACCCCTGCTTATTCTTTCCAGAAACCGTGATCGGCTCCACGCGCACACCCTTGAATCCCTCATCGTCTAATATCATATCGATAATAGGCATACCAATAGAATTCTGCTCGGGGATCATAAACATGACGTTCCAGCGATGTACCAGCTCTTTGATCCTCGAAATCTGCTCTAACGTATCCATGTGCCTGTACCTAGCTCTATCCAGCTCGTAGCGGCAATCTGCACAGACAATAGATATTGCTGTGTAGTCGTTGGTCCTTCCCCAGTCAATACCAGCGATAATAGTATGTCCCTCATGCTCTTGCGGAGTAGTCGGTTGCGCCTTCATGCAGTTAGCGATATTCCTAAAGACCGTACCACTATCGGGCAGAAACTCGGCCATGATCTCTTGTAGATATTCGCTGCGCGTCATATCCTTGGTGATCTCTTCCAGCGCGCTTTTGCTTAGATATGGGTTATCATGGCTTGTAAAGTGCCAGGCTTGCCAGCGCTTGCCATCCTCCATAGCCTGCAGATAGTATTTATAGAAGTGGTTTCTGCGATTGGGTGTAGAGATGAACCAGGCCACGCCGTTCGTGCGAAGCAACATCGGCGCGCCAACCATAGACCAGACCTCTTCATCCATATGAGCAAACTCGTCCAGGATAAGCATATTCTCATGCCCGCCGCGCAAGTGGCTAGCATTCCAGGCGGTAACGCAACGGATCCTTCCCCTGACGCCGTTATGTCTGGCATGTATAGGAAATTCCAGAACGCGGTCCGTTTCGTTTTTACGAATAAAGCCCATGCTTATGGGCTCGTCTAACCAGGTCTTGCAATAGTCCCACACCTGTTGTGTCTGCATCGCCGTCGGCGCGGCATATAACACATGGCCACCTCTTAGTGCGCTCTCGATCGCAGCCATAGCAGCAAGTGTAGTTTTACCAGCCTGGCGACCAGCACAGATCACCTTGCGCTTCGCTGGGCTATCCTTGATCTCTTTCTGCTTCGGATGTGGCCTCGGCAATTTTATGTTAAGTCGAACCTCTCTAACGATTGTCATCGTCCATCTCTACTACCGTCTTTGGTGCTTCATCGGTATAGGTTACGTCCATAACTACACGCTGCGTTACATTGCGTTCCTCTTGGCGATAATAACCACGATTCTTGCCTAGTCGCTCCAAGGTGAAGAAGATAGCTTTGCGGTCGCCATTCTCTACGAGCCCCATCAGCTTATCCTCGGCAAGGTCCAAAAACGTCTCTCTCTTCTGCTGCCGTAGCTCCTCAAGATCGGGCCAGTATTTTAGATACTTCGACAGCGCGGCACGCGAAACACCAAGTCTCTGTGCAATATCTGTCAGCAAGCCGCTACGAGACGATTCAATAGCGCGCTGCACCTCTTCTTTTGTAACATCAAAGCTGCCCTTGGGTAGCGGCATAGCTTTCCTCCTTGACATAATCTACTTCAAGTATACATGACTATATAGGAGGTGTCAATGGCTGTGCTGGGAGTAGTGTCAAGCACACTACTCCCGATTGCTCCTTCTGCACATGGCAGACGAGACTGCTTGTAGTATAGTGCCATGTTGCCAAATGCGCAAGGCAAATACGTGTTTTGGCGTCTCTTGACAAAGATACAAAAGTGTGCTATAGTATAGCTAGAAAGGAGGGCAAGGTGATATGGAAACACTATTTCTAATTCTCAGCATTACAATGGGACCAGTGGAAATGGAGAGGGTAAGATGAAATTTGGTATTATGCGCTGGAGCGAATATCCTCTTCATGAGGATATTTACAAGTATTATCCTCAATACAAAATGTGGGTACACGTGTTTTGCGGACTTCATCCGGCCTGGGGGCAGCGATGTCTTACACCACGGCATTTGCCTCGTGGTACTAAGTTTACTCGATATATTTCTCGATTGCCAAAGGATATTGAGGAAGAGGTTATGGATAACATTCGCCGACAAGAATACTTGGATAAATGGGGGTGGTAGGGCGATGAGGATTTGTTCTAGTGAGTCTCGCCAAAGAGAAGAGATGGGTTTAGAGGAATTGAATATGCGAGGTGCCATGCGCAAACGGATAGAATCAGAACTGATGAATGCTCTTCAGGGTATGTACTTAACCAGGGATACAGATGCCAGCTGCCGATACGCCTATACTCTAGAGGGCTACTATGATGACTACAGGCATATCATAGAGCTATTTGACATTGAAAGGAGGAAAGGAGGCGATCCATGTGTTGATCCAGGCTCCATACTTAGAAGCAAGATAGAGGGCATATTGGCTGTACTTGTTTCGGTGTTACAAGGCGATGTCGCGACTACGGCTGAGGCGAGAAAAGAATTGATTATTTCTCTGCATACGCTAATTGTGGAGCTGATTGGCGATGTAAACAGAAAGTGGGAAGAGTCGGCGCAGTCCGATGACTAAGAGGAGAATGTGGTAATGGAAGAAGTAGCTTTGGCGTTAAGTATCGTTTCACTGGTTGGCGCTGTTATGGCGCTGATCATCGCATGTCTTGGAAAGGAGATATAAGATGAATTTTGTAGTTCGCTTTACTTTTCTAACAGAGGATAACAGACTAGATAGGTATAAGCCTCATGGTATTGATGAAGAGTGTATCGGCGGCTTGCGGTTACTCGATGAGGTGCGAGCTAAATATGGTGAAGATGTTCGCCCAAAGGATGTGTATGTCCAATCTTACACTGCAACTTCTGTAGAGGTCGAGCTTCCAGAGGCTGAAGCGCGAGCCCTCGGCGATTTGTTTGCGGATGTGCACTTGGTAGATGTACAAGTCTACTATATCAAATATGCTCCCTCTGTGTGGCAAACGGAAATGGAAGAGGGAGACATAGTCGCTACGATATATCCGAGTAGTCAATTTCTGCTTGAGACGTGGAAAGCCAAAGGTTGTCCCAAAGAGCTTTACTTGGGCCCAGAAGCATAAGGAGATGTAGAATGGAATTCTATGTTCGCTTCAATTTTCTAACTGAGGATGGCAAGCCAAAGGTATACGTACCCTATGGTGTACACAAAGACTATACTGGCGGCTTGCGCCTTCTCGACCTAACACGTGAATTGTATGGAGATGAGATCAAGCATAGGTATATCAATGTTAATCTTCCCGATCTTACTTACATAGAGGTCGGTATCACAGAGTCGTCTGCTCGTGCCCTTGGGGATTTATTTAAGGACACGCAGCTCGTTGAGGTAGATGTCTACCATATTGAGCATGCTCCCCCTGATTGGCAAGTGATAAAGTTTGCATGGGACAGTACAGCAGACGCGTATCTCCGGCCAGATTTCGATTTTCTGTTCAATCTTTGGAAATCTAAAGGATGTCCTCCGTGGTTTTCCTTAAGCGTTACTGATACGCCAAAGGAAATGCCAAAGCGGAAGAGGAAGTGTGAAATATGGATTCGCAAACGCCATCCGAACTCAGAGTAAGTGTTGGGAGGAAATAGGATATGGGCTTGCAAATCATTCGGCTAGCATAATGTAAAGGAGCATCGATGTTCAGTAAAGAACTTACCGGCGTAGACCCCACTCAAATACTCTATTGTCTCTATTATCTCCAAGAGGCAAAGGATTATCCTATCGTCGTGTCTCAGCTGAGTTATCTCTCCGTCACTCACGAGATTCTCACTCAGTGCATTGAGGCGCTCGAACAAAGATTGCCTTTGCTACCACCAGAGGACAACACCACCAAGGGTATGAATGTCCTCTACGCTTCTCTCGTGGACATCGATAAGGATGTCACCGACGCTATATGTACCATCCGCCAGCGCCAACCGTTTACGTTCGAGGATTGTCGCCAGTGTAAAGAAGTTGCTGAACACACCATCCGTTCACTCTTCGATGCTTTCGGCAAAGCTTACGTGTGTTCTCAACCATAAGGAGAAAAACTAATGGCTACTACTCATGAATTGATCAAGCTGTTCGATCTTAAGAATGAAGTCGTCTCCGTGGTCCATAATCAGCTTGTAAGGATTCTTAACGATAATAAGAAGACCCTACCAAAGGAAACACAAGTCTGGATTATGAACCATCTCGAAGAGGCGATCCGTGTCTTTGACCTTGAGGATGAGGTCAAAGAGTATGTGACTGACTGGGTATATAGACTTGCTAATGCTCATAGCTTTCGCTTCGCTGGTTATAACCGTACAGGCTGTGTTCACTTCTGCCCCAAGCTTAACGTGCCCCATATCCCACATGCATGGAGAGATGCTAGAGACGGAACTATGAGCTTTTGCCTAGGGCGTGAGGGGAAAACAGGCTTGGGCTATCTCTACATCGTCGTAACAAATGGCCAGCCCTCAGCTAGCGAGGGGACTATCGTTAACGTGGAAGGATATTGGTTCCTCTATTAGTGTGTCCCTAACTTTGGGATGTGTCAAGTTAAAATCTCACTATAACGCTTCATTCCAAATCTGAGGGGCAAAACCCAGACCGCATAATGGGCACTACGTGCCCTTATCGTGCTTGACACGCATAATGTTCACGACGGTATCTATAACGGGTGCCGTCGTTTTGATAAAGAGCAAGTGTGTCAAGTGAAAAGTGCAGAAATGGCGCGGGAGGGGGTTAGGCCGACCACTTATTATGTCAAGAGGGGGTACCGGCCTTATTGTCAAGTCGTTATTGTAAAGTTGACAAAAAAGAGCTATTTTGTCCGCTTTATGGCGACAAACAGGACAAAAAGTATCCGCTTTCTCTAGTTTGGCTAGTGTCGCAAAACAGGACAAAAAATATCTGGTTTCTCTGGTTTTGTAGTGCAGTAACGACAAACGCTGTCACAAGCAAAACGACAAGCGATAGTGACATACTGTCACAAAAATAGTTACAACGTTGTCACAAAAGCATATAAGCATATATGCTTAGACGCTCTAAGCGTTTTTGCGGTTGTGCTTTGGCGCAAGACGTGTTATCGTTGGTGTGAACGGAACGGAACGCACAAGTGAACACGGAGCGACGGAGGTGACAAAGTGACTACGTACGTTAACACTAGCGACGTTTTGCTATCACTACAAGACGCACTTGGCGACGTTACTTATATTGTACGTCGCAAAGAGGAACTACAAGACGCAATAAGTAACGCTTGGGAACAAGTAATACAAGCGCAACGCTTACTAGAAACACTTTGCGACGTTGTATGGCCAAACGACAACGAAAAGCTTGTCGTTGTCAACGACAAGCAAGCGATAGACGCTATTATACGCTTGCAGGACAAACTGGAACAAATAGAGGACACTTTAAACTACGCTTAAACTACAAAGCGTTCCGTTCCGAACGACACACGACGCTTTATCGTGTGTCGTTTTTGTGTTTTTGACAAAAAAGCGCTTTTATGCTAGGCTTGGGCTGTGTTTGGGGCACTTTAAAAACAGAATAGAAAGGGGGCACTGTGAACGTTTGGGGCGTCACTACGGATGAGCTTGAGAAAGCTTTTCGGGCAACGGGCACTAGACCAAGCGCGCAAGTGCGCCAAGTAGGACGTAGTCTCAAGTTTAGACTACTTGCCAACACTTGCCCAAAGGCTTTGGGCAAGAACGGGCGCACTTTGGCAAGACCTTGTTTTTGGCACTTTGCCTACTTTGTGGCCTACTTGTTCGAAAACACCAAGTGCTACAGAATAAAAAGCGCTATTGTGGACTGGCGAACGGGCAAAGCTTGCGCGCAAAGCTTGCCCAGTATGATAGACGCAAAGGCAAGCGCAGCAGTCAATAAAGACGTTATCGAGTACGTCAAGCGCTTTTGCGCCAAGTATGGCGTCAAGTTCGAGTAAGGCAGCACTTGAGAAAAACACGCACTTGCCCCAACACAAACTAGCCCGCTAGAACATATGTTCTAGCGGGCTAGGGCCATTTAGAACATATGTTCGAATGCGTTATGTCAATAGAACATTTGTTCCACTATTATGTCAATAGAACGCCTGTTCTATAGAACATATGTTCAGTTGACATAATGT